CCAATCAAGGTCAAATCTATATAGATAACCTGAATGGACAGATTTATTCCTGCAACGGGACTATCTGGCAAATAGCTTCCACCACCACCGTGCCAGCTTCTCCTTCCTTTGCAATACAGTTTGCTAACTCGGGGGCTACACACTTTCAGGCGGACTCATCTATAACTGTGAATCCAACTACGCACACGTTCACAGCACCGAATGTATCTGCAAGCAACGTTGCGGCTAGCATTGTCAACACGGTCTATTACTCAAACATGTACGCCTCTCTTTCGGCGGGTGTGTCTGCGGCTTGCAACGGTACCGCGCCCGGCAAGCTGGTAGTTCCGGTCGGGACCACCCAAATATCCTCCACTCTGACGATCCCATCGAACTGCCACGTAACCGGCGCAGGCAAAGGGCAGACCATTATCCAAGCGTCTTCCACGTTTCCCGGTGGCGAACTGATCGTCATTCCGACCGGGGCATCGAATGTCACGATTGACGATCTCGCTGCCGATGGCAACCGTTCGGTAAATTCAGCCGGTATTTGGTGCATCTCTTTGGATGGCGCTTCGGGTGTTGACTTGAAAGGCGTCACGGCTTCGAACTGCCTGAATCAAGGTGTTCGGCTCATCGGCAACAATGCCCACGTGCACATCGAAGATTCGGAAATATTCAACAACGGCTCTGCGGCTGCTAGTTCTCAATCCGGGGGTGGAATCTCCGTGCAGTACTATACGGGGCTTGGAACAGCCTCGGACGTGTTGATCTCGCACAATAAGATTCACGACAATAACACAGGTATCCTTGTCAGTGGCAGTGGGGTGGTTGGACAGGATGTGAACGGAGTCACCATCTCGGAAAATCACATCTACAGTAATGCCAACGATGCCGTCAGCATAGGCGCATCTAATGTGGCGGGCGGAAACATCAACGGGCTGGTGGTGACAGGGAACGAAATCAACTGCAATGGCTGGCCACCGTCCGGGGCGGGATTTTCTGTTTCCTGCACTCCCGGATTTCAGCAGAACGGTGCAAGTCAATCGCAGGGCGGTGTAGGGGTGGACCTCATCCAGCAGGGACTCGGCACGATCAACCGGCCCATCGTGAGCTTAAACAATATCCACGACAACGTGTTTGAAGGGATCGCCCCCACCACGAACATCACGCCTATTGTGAGTACGTCGGGAACTGCGGTTAGCTGGGTGTCTGGTCCACATTTCAATGTCAATCTCAAGGCTTATCAGCCAGTGATTATCAATGGAACCAATTACTTCTTATCGTCGGTAGGCAGCACAACATCGGCAACTCTGACAACCTCCGCAGGAACGCAGACTTCGGTAACTTCCAATTTCCCTGGCTATATGGGGGGCACATTCACCGGCAATACCATCGTGAACAGCGGCAATGGCAACATGGGATTCGGGGGCGTTGGCCCCTGTATCTACAACGCCTTCTCCGATTCCAACGTCTTCACCGGCAATGTGGGGGTTGGCTGCTGGCTTGAGGGCTTCGAGGACTTCTACTCCAGTTTCACAATCCACAACGGCGACAAAGCGTATAGCAACGGCGTAGGTGGAGCCGCACTTAGAACGAGTGGCTTCAACAACTTCTTTGGCCTTAGTAATTCCTATGCCGACATTGGCACGTGGGATGTGACAAGTTCTCCCTCGCAGACCGTTGGTTGGAAAAACAGTGGCACCAATGCCTCGATCACATCGAATCAGATTTATGCAACGACGCCGATATCCGATTTAGGAACACTGACTACTTCCCTGATAAACGGCAACGTTGCGGCTAGCACTATGGTAACTACGCCAAAGGTAAACGGATACGTCTATGCTAGTCAATTTGCCACAAGCGGAACGGGGACTCCCAGCAGCCCTTGGACATCTGCAAGCGGCACAGGTGGTATACAGGAAGCCATCAATAGCCTGCCGGTTACGACGGGCAACGCGGCAGCCCGCACGGTATACATCTCATCCGGCTATTACCTCATCACCGCGAATATTTTGATTACTACGCCAGTAACCCTCCGTGGTGCGGGGTGGGACAGCGTTTTATATGTCTCATCTTCACTAGGCTCTACGACGGACGTGATAAATGTCACCCCCACGTCTTCCGCAGAGATGAAGGGCATCACCCTTGAGGACTTCGCTATTATCCCTCAATCAGGAACGCCGGGGAGATATGGAATTAACTTTGACGGGTCGAACAATGTAATTGTGGATGGCGTGATACGGCATGTGAGTGTCCACCCTCTCGGGAGCTATGCGTTTTATGCGTATTCCAGCGGCCCGAGCGCATGGTATGGCACCCCATCTCACTTCACGATTGAAGAGTCCAATCTTCTCGGCGGTATCTCGTGTACCACTTGCGGCGATAACGTTCTAATTAAGCATAATCTGCTGGGTCTAAATGGTACCAACACCTTTGATTTTGTCGCGGGTGGGACCAGTTTTGTGTTTGAGAATAACCTCGTAACCAACTCCGGGGGAACATACTTTGGTGGGGCAACTCAAGTAACATCCTTGCAAATCCAGAACAATGAGTTTGAGACAGAACCGGGGTTCACCGGGTCAAACAGTTCTGTTCTTGATTTAGATGGGCCGGTGTACGCTGGTTCTGTCTCAGGAAACTCTTTTCAGGTTGTAAACGGCATCACTGCGAATGGGTTGCGCCTGAATAACACAGTGGGGGTTACGGTTGAACACAACAACTTTATGCGCGGCGCAACGACATCCAGCGACATCCTTGCTACCTCTACCTCTGCCCACAACCACATCGGCGTGAACTATTGGGTCAACGGACCACCTTATACCTCGATGTTCAACGATTCTGGATCAGGTAATGTGTTCTACCCCGATTACAGTGCCATAACTGGCTTTGCTGGACCTCTCTTAGGTAATAACACGGCATTCAACGCTATTGATGGCTCCGGGGTTGTGCATCCGTTGTTAAAAGTTGATAGTTCAAGCATCGTGTATTACTACGGCAATGCTGGCGTTCGTACAGTAGAAAGCGTACCCGGCTTGAACTATTGGTTTAATGGCAGTGCCAACAGCCAAATCTTCATGGTGAGCGGGTTATATGCTGTCGGTACCCAGCCGTCGCAGGTCGCACAATCGGCATCTTACGCCGCCTTTTATAACATTGCACTGACACAGATGCTGATGTCCCGCACATTGCCGACAGTGGGCAGCGGGTTTGGGACGGGCGCATTCGTCGCTGCTGGCAACGGTACGGCGGTCTTTACCGTAAACGTGGGCACCGGAGGGACGGCCACAAGCGGAGTCATTTCATTACCCACGGCGGCACAGGGGTGGGGTTGTACTTGTGCAGACACATCCACAACGTCAGCCACGGTTTTTATGACCAAGCAGACAGCCTCGTCAACCACCAGTTGCACGGTCGGTAACTTCAATACGAGTGGTGTGGCGGCAGCGTGGGCGTCAACTGATTACCTCTCCTGCAAGGCGTTGGCATACTAGCAACGTGGTTGAGGGCGCAGCGGTACCCTGAGGAGCAATATGCAAACAACCTTCGATCAGATTCAAGCGATGCCGGGATGGGGTTTCCATCTTCCGAACGATGGCAGCAAGATCGGTGGAGTCCAGCCCACAACCTACGGCTTCGAGCAGGGGTTGCCGGAAGATGAGCAGGCGATGCTTATATTCGTGGGCGGCGTTGCCTACGCGACCTACGAGGTTTACAAGTCAATTCCTCTGCCGGTGAGCACGGTCAACCCCTCCATCGTGGGCGCAATTCTGAGTTTCGACCTAATGCCAGATGCGCGGGTTCCGCTGGGCAATGAGATCGTGGAGACTGACTTCCTGTACACTTCTTCGGCCGGCCTGACGCACAACTGCTCAGTGCAGCGCAACTTCGTCGAGAAGGAGATGATGCAGGTTTCCGACCAGACCGGCCACTGGCTCGATAGCGGTTTCACAGCACCGCCGTTGACTGCGGATGTTTGGCATACGCACAAGTTCTACTACAGTTTCGACCTGAACAAAGGGCGCTACGGTACTCAGGCGATGCAGATTGACGGCTCGCTCGGCATTGTGCCTTTTCAGTTGCAGGGCCTGACGCCGATTGCAAAAGGTTGGGCTCCGGGTATGATGATTCAGTTGCAGACCACATTGAACTCGAAGCAAGGGGCATCCTCGATCAAGGTGCGGAATATGCGTTTGGTAATATCGCAATGAGGAATCCCGCGCTGGAACTGCTTGCCGACTTCGATAACTTGCACGACAGGATGCAAGATTTGCCACATCACGGCTTTACGCCGCTATGGATGCTGAAGCGGTTGGATGCTCTGATTGAACGTCTGGAAGAACTACAGAGAGGGCCTCAGTGCCGATGAAGGAAGATAAGCGAAGTAGAGGATAGTTCATGGAAAAAATTATCTCAATTCGAGATACACCGCTCAAGAATTGCATCGGAGCGCGGATTCTAGACATAACCGGAGTCGATACCGAAGACTTCCTAGCAGGCGAAGACAATACAATCTACTTTCATCTCGACAATGGCGAAACTTTATATGCCACGATGGGTGTAGATGGTCAAAATCTTCTTGGTATGCTGAACATGGAAGCGCCTGAAGGTGAAGATGAACAGTCCGTCTAACAAGCCGAAACCCCCGAAGAAGCGTTTTACGCGCAAGCGTAACCAGCCGCTAGACCTGGTACCTGGGGAACCGCGAGAATTGACGCCGGAAGAGAACGCGAAGCTGGACAGAAAACTGCTCCAGTGGAAGAGGGAGCAGGGCCTATGACGGATGCGAGTAACGGCACCAATATAGACCCGACTCAAAATGTCAAAGAACTCGTCAATCTTCAAATGCGGCGGCAGGATGATCTCCGCGATGCGGAAGGGCGTAGGACCAACGATCTGCGGGAGGCTGAGTCAAGACGAGTGAACGAAGCTCTTGCGCTGACCTCATCTTATGAGGAAAAGCTCAGGCTGGCTGAAGCGAAGAGAATTGACGCCATCCGCGCCGTCGATGTGAATGCTGTTTCAATTGCTAACGAGCGGGCCGTCCAGCAGGCAGCGGTATTGCAGACTCAGGTTGCATCCTCGGCAGAGGCGCTGAGGGGACTGGTTGCTACCACCGCTTCGACCATTGCCCAGCAACTGCAGCAACTCACCACCCAGATTACCGAACGCCTTGCCGCTGTCGAGAAAGCGCAATACGAGGGGCAGGGGCGTGGCGGCGGGCTCAAAGACTTCTACGGGTGGCTTGTCGGGCTCGTAGGTCTAGGGCTCTATTTGTGGTCAAAGATGAGCAAGTGATGAAAAGGGGAACCGCCTAGTGCAGTAATAGCGAACCCGAAAGGGCGGCGGAGTAGTAGACCAAGGGGCTACCAGTGGCAACTAAACTATCTGAGGCTGAAATGAAACGTATCGCCGCAGAAGAGGTCAGAACGGAACTAGCACCCGTATTGGCAGCGCTTGCCAAGCTCAACTCTTGGAAGCTATCACTGTGGGCAAATGGCTCTGGCGGTCCCCCTGGATATTTAGAAAAAGCGCGTCAGGAAGACGATGAGCGTTATGGGCGATTGTTGGCGATGGCCCAGGAATCAAGTGCGGCCCGAACCTGCATGAATAATTTTATGTCTCTCCATGAAGATCGAGAGAAGCGATGGGATGAAACCAAGTCGAAACTGTTCAAGATTGGATGGAAGGCGGCAGTCGGCTTATTTGCTGTCTTCATGGCCGTTATGGGATGGGCCTATCACGCAACTGCTCCGGTTCTGAAGATTCTTTGGGAAGACTATCTTCGCGCCCATCCGATTGCTGAGCAGAAGTTGAAAACGCTCTCCTATAATCCAGAGTGTGTAGTTGTAGCGTCTGAAGCCGCACTTCCGAATATGAGGTAAGATATGGGCACGAAACCAAATCAGCCGCTCCCGCCAGATCCGAATAACCCGAACCCAACTCCTCAACCTCAACCGCAACCGTGCAGCCAACCGCAGCGGTACGACCTTTTCGAGAAGGCGTACAATCCTTTACGTGTACCATAAAACCGGCTTGGGGGTGCTTACAGGGCGCCCCCGATTTTTTGAAAGGAAACCGTGAACTGGAAAGGCTGGATTTACTCGCTGATTTCCGCAGGAATCGGAGGCGCAGCTAGTGCCCTTGGCGGCGCTGTTGTGGCCCCATCGGTATTCAACTTCACGCCCACTGGCCTGCAAAAACTAGGGGAACTGGCGATTTTCGGATTCGCTGTTCCGGTACTCGCGTACCTAAAGACATCTCCGCTGCCGCCAGAATCGCAAGTTACGACCGTACAGAACGTGCAGACCAGCACAACGACGGTCACCCCTGTTCCTATGCCAGCGCCGCCGTCTACAGCAAACACTTCCACAAAGTAAAGGAGCCTCACATGTGTACCAACGCCACAAAGACCGCCGCTAGCCTCATGCTGGCAATCGAGCCAACTATCAAGAGCCTGCTTACTCTCACAGGCATCATCAACACGCCGCAAGGCATCGCGGCTATGGCTGCATACAACGCCGCACTGACCGCCCTACAGGGCTGGCAATCAGGAACCGCAGCACAGACTGTGCTCGAATTGATGGCCGCATTCCAGTCCGTCTTCAACACGCTTCCGATTCCTGCCACGTATCAAGTGCTCGTGAACATCATCCTTGCGGGCATTGAAACCGTGATCGGCGTTCTGACCGCAAACAGCCCTGCGCCCGCCGCGCCCGTTGGCGTCAAAGCACACGCGGATACTCAGGCTATGCACGCTTCGTTCGTTGCAATGGATACCACGTCGAAGGTCGAAGCTCTGGTCCCCGGCTTCAAGCGCAGCATTTGGCACTCCCCGGAATCGCAGTACAACAAGGCGTGGGACAACGCAGTGACCACCGGCGGATTCGATTCGAGCCTGAAAGTAGCGTAAGATTCAGACAGACAACATCGGTTTGGGGCGGCTTTCGAGTCGCCCCTATTTTTGCGCCCTCTTCCCGCACTTCACGCATGTGCAAGCCTTCATGGTGCAGCGGTTGCATTCGCCGGCCTTACAGCGGTAGCAGATGCGCGGAGCCCGCAGTTCGCGGTGGATTGGCAGCTTGATGCAGCGGGAGGGTGTGCTCATGCCAAATCACCCTTTGTTGGATCATCGTTCGGCCCTTTGCATGGGCGCATCAGTTGTGCATAAACCTCGTCAGAAGACAGCGTGTTACCTTCCTCGGGAGGCTTGCTCACGATCTTAGCTACGGCCGCGTTCTGCGTCACTTGCAGCCAAAGGTTGTTCAGATCCAATGGTGGTCTTGGTTCGTTGCTCATGGCTGCTCCTGCGGTAGCGCATCCTCGTCGTATTCCGTTTGCGCTTTGCGATCGGCCTCTTCCTCTTCTGGCGTGATTTGTTTCCGGCACTCGACGCAGAGAGTCTCGTCGCTGTAGTACCCGGAATCGCACTCGACGCAAATCTCCTTGCCGCAATCAACGCATGTGGAGTCAATGGCATTCTCTTTGCAGAGATCACATATCCTATCGCTCACTGAGCCTTCCAGCCGCTCGCACTTCGCCACCAGTGCCCTCACAGCATCTGCAATGCTTCCAGAGTGCGTCTGCGGTCCCAGTGCCTCAGTAATCTGCGCCATATCTTCAGAGGCATCGCGGAGCAGGTTGTTGGTGCTCTCTACCTGCGCTTCAAGGTCACGAATTATGGTCATTGCAGTTTCAAAATCAGGAATTGCTCCCATTACCTATCCTCCTTGGCGCGGTCTGTATGTTCTCAGCAGCGCGGCCCTCGTACAGTGCAGGCCATTGCGGTTGATTGGGCCACGCGTCAGCGCAAGCAATCTTCAATGCTTCTTTCAGCACCACAACCTGAGCCTCAGCTACGGCGAAGTCCTCTTTCAGACAGCGGATCGTTTCCTTGCTCATGCTCCAGTCAAGACGGGCAAGGTCGTCTGCCGCTACCTGCGCTTCAAGGTCACGAATTATGGTCATTGCAGTTTCAAAATCAGGAATTGCTCCCATTACTATCCTCCTTTGGCGCGGTCTGGGATTCAATAGCGCGCGCGATGCGGTTGAGTGTGTTTATCGTAAAAACAAAACCTATACTGACAGCTAACAACAAAAGTAAGAGTTCAGGGATTAAATCACGGACGGCTGACTCTAGCTCATTCACGTTCCGCCTCCTTTGGCGCGATCTGGGCGATGGCAGTCGGCTCCATCGCTTCCACGAACGCAGTCCATGCCGCTCTGTCTCGGTCGCTCATTGCGCCTCCGGGGGTGCGGGAAAGGGTTGCCAGTGGGTAATGCTATCCCACAGTTGCCATTCAGAACTCATCGTTGAGGAAGCCCGCCACGCATAGGTCCGCTTTTCGTTCCACCAGTCGATGCTCTTCAAATAGAACTCGGCGGGTATTACATACCGTCCATCTGACACAAGGACGCGAACTATGCCGCCGACTGCTACCTCTGGCAACCGCTCGCTGACGCTGATCCATTCGCTCACTGCCTCACCACCCAATCTACGGTTACCTTGCCGCCGAACCTCATCCCGTCGCGTGAGTCGATCACTAGCGCCCGGTTGGGGATGATGCGGTCAATCATCGGGCGCACTGCCTGGATGCTTGCCGATCCGCAATCACAGCGGACAGAGTTAGCCCCGACGCAGTTGCAATCCGAGCATAAATACGCCGATCCGAGTGGAATGCTCATAACCTCACATCTAGCCCTTCGGTCTGACAAATTCCGTAACCACGCGCCGGTCGCGTTCATACTGCGTCACGTCCAGCTCCCGGTACATCACCCGCCGGTTGAGCTTGATATAAGGGCAACCCTTTCCCTGGCTCCTCAGATTGGCCAGATAGCTGCAGGAGGTTGACCATCTCGCTGCAAGATGCTCCGGTGTGATGAGCTTTATTCCGGCCATGGCGTGGACCCCCCGATGTACGTGTCAAACTCCTGCCGCAGGACCTCAAGTGACGATTTGAAATAGGCATAGCTTGTGTCGCCGTCCGCGACCTTCGATCCGCCGATCTTTTTCTTCTCGAAGCTGGGAGCCATCTGGCGAAGAATCTTTCCAAAGCCCACGTCGTTGGGCAGACGGCCCTTGATGTTGCGATTCCCGACCCAGCGCCTGAGCGCGTCCCGCAATCGATTGGATGGGATCGTATCCGGCCATTCCCCGCCCCAATCGCCGCCTGCAATCATACCGGCCGAGAGGGTGTCGTACCACCATTGCTGGACTGGCTCCAAGGAGGAGATTTTCTGCGATACAAGCCCGGCCGTGTTCGGAGCCAGATTGATGTCCTGGGTGATTTTGTAGTCCATGAGGTACCGGAGCAGGTAGGCCGCGCCACCTTGATCGTCCAGGCCCACACGCATCTCCTCGAAATACTTCCGGTCCTGCCTGCGGCCGTCTCCCACTTCAAAGACCGCCCAGCGGCGCTCGTCTTCCGAGGCCGGCACGAGCCACTCCTCGTTGCCGATGACGACCACTCGGGTCAGGTTGCGCACGGTGTAGGTTTCCTTGCCCTTCGGCTCGATTACATGTTTGGCGCCAGTCACCAGATCCTTGACGACTCCTTCGCATTCCTTATCCCCGGACCAGAAGGCCTCGTCGAGAATGAACAGCAGAGAGTATTGAAGATGGGCTGTAAAATTGCTGACAAGGTACCGGCGCCGGGCCGTAGTCATCGCGTGGCCTCCGAGCAATTTGCTGATGCGCTCGACCAGCGCGTTCTTGCCCACGCCTTTCCCGCCGCGGAAGACGGTCGCCACCAGGGGCTTTTCGTAAGGCTTTTGGATCAAATGAGCGAACCAGCAGGTCAGCCAGTCAGCGAGGCCTTTATCGTGGTTGCAGATGTTCTCGAACAGGTGCTCTTTCCAGCGCTCGACCATCGGGTGATTAGGAGAATCAGCAGGTTTCACGGAGAATCCGTGCCACATGTTATACCATCTTTTGGACACGTCGACTTCAGGCTCAAAAACTACGCCGTCGTAGCTCCTGCGTTCTCCCCACTCCAACCACAATTGCGCCGTGGGCTTGCTCTTGTCCCCGATCGGCAGCTTGTTGCCGGCGTTCATGTCAAAGAACGACTGCTTGTTCATCAGGTGAAAGACATACGATCCATCTGGATTCGTGGTCTCCCACAAAATGTTCCCCGTTCCCCCGGAGAAGACAAAAGCGAAAGACTTATTCATCTTGTGGAATGGATGGGCCTTTTCAAGTTCTTTCGCTGGCTCGGGGATCGGCGGGAAGATCGCCTCGGGTGCTGCGACTCCTTGCGGTTCCCGTCCATACTTGAACGCATTGCGGACCTTGGTTTCGAGTTCTTCTTCAGACCATGGGGGCAGGCAGCGCTCGTTCCAGGGGCTCAGTAGCTCGAGCGCTTGATCGGCGTCGCAGCCGAGGTCTTTGAGATGCAGAGCGACCTTGTAGGTCGTGTCGTCACCTCCCTGGCCTTCGATGGCCAGGGGAGCTTGGTTCGCGAGCCATTGGGATGCCCGCTGCGCCGCGCGATCGGGTTCGATGCCTTCCAGAGTCTCTGCTTTGACTTCTGCGCGCTCTTGGACACCGGCAAGTTTTTCGACTAACCAAGCAGGAGCCGATGCGATGTGTGACTTGTTCACCACCTCGTACTTCCGGCCGTCGATGACCGAGCCCGGCGCCAACACATAGCCCCCGACACAGCGGGTGTCGATGCCCTGCCCCAGGGTATTCACTCCCTGACGCAAAGCAATCGGCGCGTGGTAGTAGAGGTGCCGGCCGTTCGATGGCGTCCGAACTTCAAACGTGGGAGGAAATTCGAAACCTTCCGTTTCCAATTGGAAGAGAGTCGCATCTCCTCTCTTACCGTCTTTTACGTCAACGTCTACGACCGTGAGGATTCCGCCCTCGCCGAGATGTCCGGTCGACACCGCAACGTTTTTCGGCTTTCCATTCCACCATACTGCAACCTGCGCCGGGTCAGTAGTCGCTCTCTCGGGATAATTTTTAATCGCGGGCAATTTACCGTTGACTTCGCACGGGAATACCGGCAGACCGCTCTTGGCCAGGAGTGCCGCGAATTCCGATTGAGAGGTGGTGGTCACGAGAGAACCTCTGCAAGGAGGCGACGATTCGCCATTGCGATGTAATCCGCGTTCAATTCTATGCCGATGAAATCCCGCTGGTGGCGCAAAGCGACAACACCCGTCGTTCCTGATCCCGCGAAAGGATCGAGAACGACTCCCCCAATTGGGGATCCGGCGAGGACGCAAGGCTCGATCAACTTGGGCGGGAAGGTAGCGAAGTGAGCTTCTTTGAAGGGCTGCGTAGCGACAGTCCACACATCGCGTTTGTTGCGAGTCTCTTTCGCAGGAATCCCCAAAGACGATCGCTCGGTGCCCCCGCTTATTAAGCCGCCTGTACGTGCAATAGCCTGCTCCGCCAGTTTGCGCGAAGATGGGCCACCAACCGCTTTCATCGGCCCGTTCGTCTTTCCCGGTACACGGTCAGAACCCTTTTGATTCTCGATGTCCTGATCCCAGCGGGCCAAAGAAGAAGAAGCGCAAGGTTCCTTGATCGCTTCATGATCGAAATAATACTTCTCTGATTTCGTCAACAGGAACAGATACTCATGGCTCTTGGTGCAGCGGTCGGTCACGCTCTCGGGCATCGGGTTTGGCTTGGCCCAGATGATGTCCTGCCGCAGATACCAGCCATCGGTGCGGAGAGCGAAGGCGAGCATCCAGGGAATACCTACAAGGTCTTTGTGCTTCAATCCGTATTTAGTACAATCACGTTTTGGATTGTAGTCTGACCTATCGCCACGGCCCCGGTGTGAACTTTCGTCTCCGTGTCCCCCAACTCCTCCAGCGAGCGTTTCAGCAGGCATCCCGGTTCCGCCGCGCGCAGCGGCGTAAGAATCCCCAATATTCAACCACAACGTTCCGTCATCTCGCAGTGTTCGCCTGACTCCACGGAATATTTCAACGGCGTGCTCGACGTACAATTCGGGTGTCGGTTCCAACCCAAACGATCCGAGCCACGCGCCGCAGTTTATGCAAAATCTTCCACGTGCTGCGTCTCTTCCATAACCCTCGCCGCGGCCATTCTTATCGGTTGGAGTACCGCTTCCGCCACGGTTGCTACCGGGAATTGTTGCGCCCCATTCGTGTTTGCAAGACAACTCGCCACCCCAAATTTGTGGCTCGGATTTATAGTCCCGCAAACCCCAATAAGGAGGCGACGTAATGCAGCATTGAATGGACTCGCTTTCCATCTCTCGCAACCTATCGAGTACGTTCCCTTGCAGCATTTTCATCGTTCTTTCCAAGGCTGGCCCGGTGATTCGCGCGCGGCCTGCGCCTGCTCACGTTGAGCGAAAACGCATTCCAGCATGCAGTTGAAAGCCGCGGCGGCCAGATGCGCCTGCAAAGTCCCCAGCTTGTCGTGCGGAATCTCGTCCTCGTACTGCAACAAGTGCTTCCGGGCATGCCTCAGAATCTCTTCCTTCTGGTGGCGCCCAATCTTCCGCACACTGCCAGCGGCCTCGAAAGCATCGGCGCCGAACTTCTCATGGCCTAAGCGGCCGATGTCGTTCATCAGGGTGAGGAAGTCACTATGAAGAAAGGGGAACGGAGGCGTCACTATGATGGTTCTGTCTTGTTTGAGCACGGCAATTTCTTCTGCCATTGCGTTGAACACCTTGACCAGGGCTTCACCAACAGCATAGTCCTCAACTCGGCCAACGTATGCCCCGTCCAAACGGAGAACTCTGTAACCGCCGGCATCAGCGCCATAGTCACTATGCCTCGATTCAATTTCCAGTTTCATTGGAACCCTTTCCCCTTCGGATCAGGCTTGATCCGTTCCCCGCACTTGCTGCAACGAGCTTCGCGCTCCTCGAAGTCAAACAGGATGCGCTCGCCCTCGTCGATGTTACGGGTGCATTGGACGCACTCGCCCTTGAATTTTGCTGTCATCCAGTTCACATGGCCCTCTCTTTCTCGATCTTCGCCTTCGTCGCCTGATACTGCTCTTTATTCCAAACGAGCAGGCACAAATGAAGCTCGTTGTTCATGACAGCGCCGATCACGTTGCCCGCGACGCCGATGGTGATATCGGTGTCCTTGCCTTTGTGGACTGCATTCATGTGGCGCAGGTTTTCACTCGTTGAAAGACGAATGTCAAGGTTGTCATCGCACATCCGTTTCAAGATGTCGAAAGAACTGATTTTGGTTTCACTCACCGCTGTTTCCTCTCTTCAATCCTGCGCACTAATTCGCCAGCGATATCTTCCTCGTTCAAGTGCTTCCATGGGTTCGGCTCACCTGCAGATCGAACAATCTGGATGGCCGCATCGCACCACTCTACGGCAGAACGAAAGCCGGCTGAAATATTCTCCCCCTTGGAAAGAAAGGTCAACGCCGCTGACAGTCCTTCTCCATCTGGCACAGCGTCCTTGGCCATCTTGAGAAATACAAACTTTTTGAAGTTTGGCCCCAACGGACGTTTCGGATCACTCATCTCAAATACCTCAGTTCTTGCGATATCGTTTTGCGTGATATCCCTCCGCGGCCAACGGCAATCCTGGTGCGTAACTTGGTGTAGTGGACATGATCGCCACCATGCGCTCAAGCGCGTACTGCGCGCGGAACTTCTGGACTTCAGCCACGGGCTCATCGTGGACGTGCATTACGATTGGTATACCTTCAGCCTCAATCGTGGTCATCGCAGTGGCCAGGAGATCACGGCAGAAGCCTTGCGTTGCGTTCTCAGCAAGCGGGCCTCCGTGAGTTGACACACGCATCCACCTGCCCTTGGAATTCGGATCGGGGAGGACTTTCTTTTTCTGAGCGAAATCGACGATCGTCATGAACGTGAGAGCTTCCTTCTCCGCTCCCCACGGTGTCATGACTGTGCGAATTTCCGGATACGGATAGCAGAGAGCGCGATTGCTTGGCAGCAGCATCCACAGGAAAGATCCGGCCTTGCGGAACTTCACTTGACGGCCTGGGAGGCCAACTGCGAAGACCCCGCTCGACTCCATAGAGTCCATTGCTGCCCGCTCAAGGGCGTACCAGTAAGAAACCGTCTTTCGATTGGCTTCGCGCCAGGCCGTTTTGATTGTGTCAGCCTCGGCATCAGGAACCTTGACATTGTAATTTTTGGCCATGGATTGAAAGGCACCTACTGAACCTCCATAACCCAGAGCCAAAATCGAAACCTTGCCTATCAATCTTTGAAACCAATTCACTTCATCCATCGGTACGTGATAGATACCAGACGCCGCGTGCTCATAAATCTTGCCATGAGTGCGGAATACTTCAAGCACGTTGTCCTGTCCTGCGAGCCACGGGAGCGCGCGGGCCTCGACCTGGGAGAAGTCGCAAGCTACTAACTCATTCCCTTCGGAGGCGACCAGCATCCCACGAAGACAATCGGAGATAGCCGTCATGCTTGGACCGTAAAAGAAGTCGAGCATCTCCTTGTTGTCGAATAGCTCGAACATCGCGTCAACATCTTTTTGCTTCGTCTCCAGGCGGGGCCTAGGAAGATTTTGACATTGTACTCCGCGTCCGGCCCAACGGCCCGTAGATGCCGCATGGAACTGGTGCATATTGCGCATGCGACCGTCAGTGGACGCCTTCTCCCGCATAGTAACCAGCTTCGCTGTGGAGGACTTGGCCGCTTCCTGGCGGAGTTCCAACGCGCGGCGCACGGCAGGCGGGAGGCCAATCGGAACAGTCTGCCCGTCGTCATCGATTCCGTCGCTTTCTTCTTCGGCCAAAGCATCCAGCACATCTGCCTTGGCCAGCCCGTCCATCTCGACGCCCTGGGATTTAATCCACTTGCCGAGCATCTGGACCTCGGTGCAAGCGCCAACCACACCTCCGGTGACCTTGAGCATCTCAGCGTTCAGCCTCTTCTGTTCGGACTGGATAATCGCAATCGCCTTGTCGGCGCTCGTGAGATCACACATGACGCCGCGGTTGTTGATCTTGTAGTCCAGTTCCCACAAAGCGCATTCGGACGGAGACAATTCCATCAGACGCTCAAGACAGGAAAGCTCGGTGCGCACGTCCTGCGCGTTGTATTCGTAGAGCCTGAGAAATTTGTCGAGGGATTCCGGAGTGCGGCGCCACATGCTGCCGTCTTTCTTCGGTTTGCTTAGCTGCAGCATGATCCGGTGGCCTGCAGCGTCCTTGCGCTGGTCGACGCCCAGGGCAGGTGCGGCGTCGTCCAGGGCTCCCGGCAGGGCCATCGCGTAGGCCCGCACCATGGAGCAGCGGACCTGACGGATGGGGAGGGGAATCCAGCCATACTTACGGACGCAACAGAGATTCCAGATCGCTAGTTCGAACTGAGCGTTCCAGGCGGTGAGGATGCCACCGGCCGCGATGTGGGCTGCGAGGTCTGCGGGGAACAAATCGTTTTCAAACCAAGTCTTGATGTGGTCGGGATCGGGGCCATAAGAGAGGCAATGAACGCCGGTAGATGGGTCTGTGGCGTAGTTGTGCAAGCCTGATTTCTTCAGGTCTATTCGGGAAAAAGTTTCATAGTCAATTCCAAAAGAGGGCATGGGGATTCTTTCTGAGAGTGCCTATTTATTCGATTGGGTAAAGTGCGTCAGCAATAATCTTCCGTGGCACTTCATGAGCGCGCTGGCGCATCATCCACAACGGATCGTTGGTGTCAGTCCCCTGGAGCGCCTCGAACCATGCTGCGAGTTTCTTCAACCCATCCTCAAGTGCCGCAGTACGCTGCTCCGCTAAAAGTAAATCGATCGCGAGGTCCATCCCCACGAGAGTTTCCGTGTCTTTTCCTTCATTCATCAATCGCAGGCCCATGTCCTCGGAACTGTCGATTAGTTCCACACACCGGCTATTCCAGAGATTGATTCCGTCGTTCTTCAATTCCTCGCGAGTCTTCATTTTCATTTCTCCCTCTTAAATTACGTGGGGCTTCTCATTCACGGATCAATGCCATCGCCGCTGATCTTGCCACCTTTTCGAAGGGTAGCTCTGCGTGTAACACGCCGCCCCACGTATCAAATTGAGACTTAGCCGAAGATCGACGTTGCGGTCTTCCCGTTCGCCGCCCCGGCAGGCACGTCGACGGGCTCGAATGCCTTGGATGCGGGGATGCGGCCGGAACCGAGCGGATCGTCGTCGCGCAGCTTCTGCACGTTCTGCAGGCCGAACGACACGCCCTTGTTGCCGGCGTTCTCGTAGGCAAAGGCGCGCACCTGGGCGCGGTACCACGCGCCAGAGTACACGTCAGCGTCGTCGATAATGTCCTGCAGCTTGGCGTCGACGATGCCGGGCCGGCGATCTTCGTTGGCGGAGAAGCTCATGATCACCCAGTCGTCACCGATGCCGACGATGGGGTTTTCGAGTTCCTCGTTCAAACGAAACGGGCTGCGGAGGGTCTTCGGGATTTTGTCACCCCATTTTTCCTGTGCGGCGGCCTGGGCTTCCTTCTTGAGCGCGTCGAGCTTTGCCCCGGGCGGGAACACGGCGCGGATGGAATACTTGGGCTTGTTGGTTGTGCCGTCAGCATTCTTCATGCTGGTGGCGCGAAATACGCTGATGAACGCAGCGCGAAATTCAGGGGTCAAAAGGTTCTCGGACATTTATTGCTCTCCTTGATGTTGTCGGTTGATAGCTGTGGTTGTCGGATATCGGCTTGGGGAGCGTAATGCTCTTGGCCTTACGAAAGTAAATCTTGAATGACTGGGCCCGCGAAAGCCGCCTTCGCGTCGATCCTTACTGGATCGCGCTTGTCCGAGATGTGAACCAGGGTGTGGCCGCTGGACTTCCGTTCCACAAATGGTTCCAGCATCGCGGCGCGCTCCTTGGCGTTCTTGCCCGGAGCCAGTTTCTCAGCATCGCCTACGTTGATGAGTTCCTTGGGCTTCCAAACATCTTTCTCATCGCAGCCGAGGTGCTTCGCCAGAGCGTAACCCGGATCCGGAAGACCTTCTTTCCACTTGCGGACAGCCAGCTTCTCGACCAACTTATAGTCGGGAATCTCAACGCCCTTCTCGGCCTCCTGGTAGGCAAACTCGCGGGTGTTTTTGATCCAAGCTTCCAAAATCGGAAGAAAATCGAGAGCGCGCGCGAGTTCCAGTGGATCGTAGGTAGGCACGGGAGGCAGGATCTCGCCGCTTGTCGGGACGATTGCAAATACCTGCTTCGCCAATGCCTGAGCCCTGTTTTTGATCGCAGGACATTTGGGAGACGCGGCACACCACCGGCAGCCCTTCTCGGAAGGTTTGAGAAAGTTGTCTTCCCACCCCTTCGAGCCTTTCGCCTGTTCAGCCGTGGCGGCGCGGCCTACCGCGTCCACCACATCTGCGTGCAAGTCCAGAAGATCGGCAACGTCGAAGTCCACGCTGCGGATCGGGCCGTCGGGATGATCGTACCGCGGCTGGACGATGCCGATGTTGATCGTGCGGGCCGGCAGCTTCATGGTGATCAGCGTCGCCAGGGCGTAAATGCGGAGCTGGATGTTGCGCTCCACATTGACGACCACCCCGGCGCCGTACTTCAGATCCCGCACGTAGAGGGTATGGGTATCCGGGTGCCAAGTGATGAAATCAGCGGTCCCGTATACCTCATTGTTGACCGCTACCTGCTTTTCCACATAGACCTTGGAGCCCTTAATCCGAATGCATTCATCGATGTAGATTTTGACGTGGTTGTGGATCTCGATCTCTTCACCAGGAAGCGGGGTTGGTATCGAGCCGTGCTGCGCGAAGTGCAGCAGCAGCCACTTCTCCGCGTAGGCGTGGGCTCGCGTGCCCTCATCAGCGTATTCGGATTCGCTCTCCGGCATGCCTTCGGAGAGCACGACTGAGCCGGGGCAGGTCATCCAGCGTTCTGCCCCTGACGGCGGGAGTTTGGAGTGAAGACTGGGGCTACCCATTGGCTGTCCCCCGTTCCGCGCGCGCTCTACGAACCGCTTCGGCATACGAAGCCTTGTCCCGTCTACCACGGCGCACGACATCAATACCTATGGTCGCGAGGTTGCAAGCGAGGCACACGAGAAGCGCCCCGAGTGTGATGTACCCAATCATTTCTTTACTCCTGTCTTGGCGAGCGCGTCTACTGCCCAAGCGGCTACTGAAGCCCATGCGTGTTGGTTGCCGAGGCTTACGGGGTACTCGCGATAGGCAAGATCCCGTATTTTAACCAGTGCCGCATGGAGTTCCGGCGCCGCCGCCATCAAACGGGCGTCTGCTTCGATAAAATTCTCATTGCCGTAGCTCGGGGGCTTTGGACCGTCTATATTCCAATCGTTGTTGCATATCCAGCGCGCTGTCCACGGCCCCGGCGTGAAGCTACCCATTGAGAGTAGCTGCAAGTTCGTTCAACTTGACAGCCTCCAAGGCGAGGGCCTCGGTAACCCGGTTGCAGCCGAAGGCGCGCAGCTTCTCGATCGCCTCTTCCATGCTGTGCCTCGCAATGTAGCCGTTCAGCAAGGCGCGTAGCTCGTCCGCGGAGAGCTTTGCGGCTCCGTTGACGGCTTGTGCGGCTGGAGTGGCTGTGGTGGCCTGAGCAGCCTCAGCAGCAGCGGCCTTCCGCGCGGCCTCGGCGGCCATGAGCTGATCTCCGGTGGTGGGAGGCCTGTCAGCCTGCGCAGCAGCATCGGCAGCCATCTCGGCCTTGGTGCGACGCTTGCGCGTGGTGGTCTCGGCTGTAGGTACGGGATCGGATTGGACGAGAGTGGGGCCGGTGGGAAGGTTATCACTGACAGCGGTGACGGCGGTCACAGGTTCGGATTGGAGGGGAACGCCGAAGATGGCTTCCTGCTCATTCTTTGGCGCTGGCGCTGGAAGGTTGGAATCAGTCCGACCGCAGAGAACGGACAAGAGCGCGATGAGGGCCTGCCCGTCTCGTTTGTTCGTGGAAGTGGTGTCGAAATTGATGTCGAAATTGATGATCATTTGTTTGTAGCCTTTCTGATGTGAAGTTAACTGTAGATCACGTTGGTTGGGATTGCAAGTGGAAAATTTAGAGAATTTTGGCACCAGATTCTACGGCTCAAATCCAGGCTGTAACTGGTACTCGGAATCAACAACTTTCCAAAACCGAGTTGCGTGGTCGTCCTTGCAAAGTTCCGCATTGATAGCATCCGCTACACGTTGCGCGCTTTTCTGACTCCAGAAAGTCAGTGGCAAAAAAGACTCTTCCGGGTAATCGCTACCGAAGTTATCGGTGTTGACTATCTTGAATAACTTTGTCATCTCATTTCATCCTCTCTATAATATCTTTGCAAGCTTGGTGAGTATCCGAAAGCTGAAGGCGCAATGCAAGCGCGACCGAATCTTTCCCGCCGACAACGTGTCTCATAGGATTTTTGAAAGCTCGCGGGTTTTACGAACCAGAACTTCAGAAATTCTCTCATCGACCGAGTTGAAGAGGCTGAACACGCGGACCCGGACAGAGTTTTTCTGATTGACTCCCTGCAGCCGTGCCACAGCTTGTTGGTTGTCTCCGGGTACAAAGGAGCATTCGAGGAGTACGCATTCGGAACAGTGCGCAAGATCGATGCCTACGCCCGCGGCCACCAAATTTCCCACGAACACGCGGACGTTAGGACTGGTGCGAAAAGAATCGATGTTCTCCTGACGCTGTTTGGATGGTGTATCTCCGTTGAGGGTCACCACCCCAAATTTCTCAAGACGTTTAGCCATATAGTCCACGCCAATTTTGAACACACAGAACACCACAATTTTATCAATACCGCCGGTCGATAAATCTTCCTCCAACTGGTCTCCGATGGCGGGGAGTTTACTCGCGAGAATGAACCGGCGTAGTGTCGTCACACTGCTCGCGGTCTTTTCTAACATCGAAACTTGCGATGCTTGGCCCATGGATGAGAGCGCCGCCTGAAGTTCCGCATCGGCTTGAATGAGTTGAGGAAACTGATCGCGGAACTCGGGGCTCAGGAAGGCATCAGATCGCGGCACGGTGACAGTCTCGAATGTGACCGGGGGAAGCTGTGGCATCACATCTTGAAGAGTACGTCTCAGCACGAAGCCGGAGAGACGCTGCTTGAGTTCCTCGACGTTCTTGGAGCCTGTACAAACATATCCGTAAGCTGACTCCCAACCCGTTGTGTATTTCAATGTGAAGTCCCAGTAACTTTCGTCGGCTAACCCGGCCGCGTGAAGGTGGACCCAGAGTTCTGACGCATTATTTGGAGCTATTGTACCCGAGAGTCCCCAAAATCTTTTGCAAGTGGAAGCTATGCCCGCCGATCTTCGGCCACACCCATACACCGTTTTTGCACGACGGCTAGTCCTAGATTTTAGAAAATGTACTTCGTCGCATATAAGGGTCTGGAACCCAACCGATTGAAGAATTTCCTTGTGCTTGACCGCTCCTTCATAACTGACTATCGTAACTCCGACTCCGGAAATGCGCGGGATTTCATTCGGCATCACCGCTTGAGTAACACGGTCCATTGGTGAAAATCGCTGGAATTCCCTCAGCCAATTGATTCTCAGATTCGCCGGACAAATCACAAGAATTTTCTCCAAGCCAAGCATGTCACAAGCTCTGATCGCACTGGGCGTTTTCCCAACCCTCATGCCGTCCCCCAACACGCAAAACGTCTTCGACGCCATCCATTCAGCCGCAACGATCTGGAAGGGAAAAGGCTGGACGAATTCGGGACGGAAGCCGGCGGCGAAGATCATCTGTTGCTGCCCCAGTATATGTCTTCTGCGAGCAAGCGCGCTGCTTTGGCGGCTTCGATGTTCTTGAATAAGTAAAAACGCCCGATCAAATACGCTTCCGCGCGATCCGCGTTTTTAACTTTCTCAAACTTGTCTGCGCATTTTGGCAGAAGCTTCGAAGCTAATTGACGCGCTCGGCTTTTGGTATCGCTTTGAGATTCGTTAACCGCTCGGCCTAAACCCATCGCCGGTTTCCATTGGGAGGCCGAAACCAAACTATAGGGTACGCCAGCGGCTTCGAGAATTCCCAAAACTTTTCCGAAGCCTGTTCCAAACGCGAAAGAATGAGCTTGACCTGGACGACTTGAAACGTTCTCAACTGCGGCGTGAAGCCCTCCCGATCCTACCTGGACCAAACACATTTCTACAATTGCCGCAAGGCGCGCACCATCGACCTTACCATCTTTGGCCGGCATATCGAAAAACTCCACAGGAACCGCGGACGAATCCATGAGGCAGAGAGCGCCCTTTATCCCTGGATCGATTGACAGGATATATCGTGGCGGAGTCACGGACGCGGCTCCAAAGTTTTGGCGATTTGAAGAGGGATACTGGCCTTCAGCCCGGACTCTCCGGTCAGAATGAATTTTTCCCAACAGCTTACATGCTGCCAACCCGCAACATACTCTTCGTTGATGTGCCCGTTAACATAATGCGCGCGCGAACCTTGCTCGACAACTTGAGGGCACAAATCACAAGCGTGGTCGGTCATGGTGGGATTCACATATTTACCCCAAAAGCTAATGCTGAACAAATTCGCCATTGGCCTCACTTTTTCTTCACCCAAAGAAGTTGATAGCCGAGCCCCGCGGCGACCTTCTGGCTGATCGACCGGCCGCCGGATTTCATTTCCCTCAAATGCCTCGGCTCCACGCCCAACTCCCGCGCCGCGCGTTCTCCGTTGCCGTGACCGGCCATGCGCCGGTCCAGTTCGTGGAGAACCTCTTCATCATTGACAGGGCGCATCAGCGGCCTTCGATCCAGTCGCGCTTGGCTTGTGGGGTGTCGGTAAGAACATCGAGGAAAACCAGCAAGTCGGCCACACACAACTTCCGCTCCCAGGACCACTCGTCGCGATGGTTGCTACCGAGAGACCTGACTACAGCCAGCGCCAGTCTTTCCAATTCCTGCTCGGCGATCTGCTGCCTTGACAATGTGATCATAAAACCCCCAACCATTTCAAAATTGCGTATGTGATTCCGAGCACGAAGCCGATGACGATCGTGCCGTTACGAAGGCCAATCCAGAACTTTCCCCACTCATCGTCCTCGGTGTGGCTCACGTTCGGACCTTCGCCCAGGATGCCGGCTTGCGGGTAGGGCGGCAGGAGGTCGATGTTCTGCTCAAGAGATTCAGGCAGGTGCGACCGGTCGTAGGCCTGATTCGGAAAGCTGATGCCCATGTCTTCGTATCCCGTCTCTTCCCAGAGGTTGTCGAGCGTGATCTTCGTGCGGTCGTTCGTCATTTTGCGGCCTCTTTCTCAACCCATTGCGGTTCAGGTAATTCGCGCCGGACGATCGCCGCGCACTCCGCGAGCGCTATCGCGCGAGCGTCGGCGGCGTCGGCGGCCCAGGCGGCGGCGGCGGCGGCGACGGCGGCGGCGGCGACGGCGGCGGCGACGGATGTGGCGGCGGCGGATGTGGCGGCGGCGGCGGCGGCGGCGACGGACTTGCGGCGCGCCGCGTGCAGCTTGTCCACCCGCTCGTCGACGACGTGGGTGGCGGCGGCGGCGGCGTAGGCGGCGGTGGTGGCGGTGGTGGCGGCGTCGGCGTCGGCGGCGTCGGCGTAGGCGGCGTAGGTGGCGGTTCTAGCTCGGCGAACATCTTCGATGTTCACCTCGCCGCGTGCCCACGCGCGGGCCGTTTCGATGGCCAGGCGCGGCCGATCTTCTCCCACCTTGACATATTTCAACGCGGTTTCAGCGCACGCGCAGGCGGCCAGAACAATCTGTTGGCGCGTATGCCATCCGGGCGCTCCGCACATGCGACCAGCGAGCCACAACCCCCAATCGCCGCGATCGCAGGTTGTCCAAACTTCGTGCAGGTCTTTGCCTTCCGCCCAGCGAGTCGCTTCGGCGCAGGCGCTCAGATCGTGCAGCAAGTCGTGGAATCGTTGTGCGTTCATGGAGCTATCTTTCATTTCGCGGCTTCCCTCATCTCAACGCCGTCAAAGCCAGTGAAATAATTACCGCGCTTCGCCAGCACCGTATTGACGGCCCGCGCAAGTTCTTCTTCGTCCAGTACGATGTACTCATAGCTGTATACAAAATAAAGATCGCGCATCTCGGTAGCTTCTGTGAGCGTGACAGGGGTAAAAGTAGCGTTCATTTCGCGGCCTCTTTCTGACGGCGGGCAGTCTGCCAGTAAGGCGTCTTGCACTTCCCGCAGCGGATTGGCGCAAGCAAGCGCGAGGTAAAGCTTTTCGCGCACCGCTTGCACTTGTGCTCATACATCGTGATCTGTTTCATATATGCACCATAGAGTACCCGCAAGGTGTATGTCAAGAAAAATTTGAGGGCACTCGAAAATAATATGTGGGCTGATGCAGGAAAACGGCCAGCTCTCACTGCTTGAGATCTGGCCGCTTTGTTTGGTGGGATGTGCGGCGGGCGTCCATCGGTTGTGCGCGTAACGTTCCCGGTACGCCAATGTGGACGGGTGACGGTGGGCTTAGTGGAAGATCATACAAAGTGCACCGAGAATGAGCGTCACAATGCAGAAAATAGAAGTGTAGTTCATTCGCCGGCAGCTCTTGTTTGCCCCTTCGCCGAGGATGTTGGCATGGTCGTAGAGCGGTTCGTCAATGTAACGAGCGAGTGATTCAGGCAGGTCATTCATGGCTTCCTCCGGTCTGCGCCCTTGCGCCGCTCTTCCCCAAACCAGCGATAGGCTGTGACCAGTTTGTAAATCTCAAACGCGAGCCAAACCAGCAGCCCGGCGATCATGCCCACGAGCAGAAAAATCAAGTCGCGATCTACCACGGCATGCCTGCTCTCTGGGCAAAGAAAACAACAGCCCAGATCAGGACCACGGCAATGATGGCGACGAGAGCTACCAGACTCCAATCCTCTTTCTGCAGCTGCTCATCCTGCTTGAAGCTGGCCATGATGCTTTTAACGTCAGTGGCCCGCATCTGAGATTCGAGCGCGAGGGCTTCAAGAAGGTCCAGTCGGTTGGCTTCCTCGACGCCGGTGGTGTCAATCGCTGTTTGGTGATATGTGGTTGTCAGCATGGCCTTCCTTTGTACCGAGGGTGGGATGGGCGGGATCGCGCGATTCATTTTATGTACACCTTCCCGGCGCCAGTGTAAGAGTCTTGTTTTTTGGGGGTTGGGGTTTTGAGGGGTAGCTTGCCTATGACTGTGACTTTCAGCCACGGTCCTTCCTCATCGATTCGGACGGTGAAGCCGGCCTCAATAGCTCCCGCGTGGATCTGCTTAGGAGTGAACCTGGCCTTTGGGGTGCGGAAGATTCCACCAATGCCCATCAGCTTATAGTTGCCCTTGAGAAAGGCTGTGCTTTCCTTGGGGCCTTTCAGCGGATCCGTCTCATTATCAAAGTGCCAGTGTCTGTTTTGTACGAGCATGGGATTGGTCCTCTCTATTCAAAAATGGTGTCTTCAGTAACCGGGACGGCATCGAGGTCATCGGTCCAAAAACGAGAGCTCCATTGATTCGTCCGGTAGTAGCCCGAGCGCTTCGGTGACTTGAGAGTCGTGGGTGGGGCCGGGGCTGCGGTCGGAGTTGGAGCGTCGTCAAAGATCGAGGTTGGGACTGAGGTTGGGGCCACGGCGGGGCTTACCGCTGCGGAGCCCGAACCCGCAGCCGAATCTGTCCTCCAGACGGTCACAGTCCCATCTCCGTTGCCGCGAGTCTTCACCCTGGCGCCGACGGATCGCGCGCAAGAATGAACGCTCATCTGTTGCGCGGCAGGTATATCGATGCAGTCCCCATGACCCATAGATTTGATGGCGCCCGACAAACCTTTGGATCGAGGAATCGGAACGCCTCTGCGTATTGTGTATTGCATGGAAACACCTCTTATTGTGCATGGTATAGGATAGGCGCGGGAATGTCAATGTAAAATGGATGGATACAAGGGGTATACGCGAAGGAAGCCATGCAAGGGTTGTGTAAAATCCTTTTAACGCTGGGGGAGAATGTGTGTGATGTTTTTGTAAAAAACCGGACGAAGCACTTATTTTTACACAAAACATGTATTGTCACTGTGGGATCGTTGCGAGATTGTTGCGCTGTCCGCGCAAAAACGACCGGTGGTCTCCTGTACCAAGGTGGTGGAAGACTGGCGATCCCAGGGGCGGGACCGCTCCGCAAAACCACAAACATCTCTGTGTCAAAAACCCCTGTAGGTGCGCAAGGTTGGAAAGGCCGCGGCTGAGGGTGCCGTAGGCTGTCACAGGCTCACGGCGGCCCCGCAGAGACCTCAGACAACCCCCACAAGAGGGGGGCTCACGGAGCGGTCCAGATGGCTTTTCCAGGCAATTCCATGCTGACCTGGTGATTCCCTGTCATTCTGAGTGAAAAAAACAGGGGATATACGTCTGATTCCACAAGAGATACTAACCGCCGAAAGGTCGAAACGCGTCGGTTCAGATCAGCCATGAAAAACGCATTATCATGAATACAATGTATTGCAGTGAAAATACACGGTATACAACATTTCAATCCCCTATTATTTATTATTGAATTGATTTTCTACCTAGAATATAAAGAAAGCTTAGAAAAGAGGTGCTAAACGCTTTGTTTTCAACAGTGATTTTTTCTACGTGAAGATGAGGCTTTCTATGTAGCAGATAGAACGAAAGCTCCCACCTCTGCCGCTGGGCCTCAACTGTCTCTCTGTCTGTTGATTCTAAAGGGGTTGCATGAAAATAGAAAAGGCTCCCCCGATGAAGAGGAGCCTTTTAGACGCCGTGCGGCGAAGATCAGAGCCCAACCAGGTCGGAACGACCCTCGGCAATAGAGGCCATCATTGTGCTGATCGCATCCTGAACGTGGGCCTCCCATTTGTCGGCGTTGATGTGCTCCACGAGCCAAGCAATCTCAGCGTCAGTTGCAGCCACATCAGAGCAGAGGATTGCTTTGGCCCAACCCTTATCTGGCCGTGCCATCAAATTCAAAAAACCGCGCGACACTGTGTACTCGCCAAAACGGTAGCCACGGGCCTTAAGCATATCCTTGATCGGATAAGTGGAGCGCGTAAACACGATCTCCAAGGTACGCTTTACGCCATCGCCATACACGCGGGATGTGATGAGTGGCCCTTTGGCCTCATCATCTGCGCGCTTGGCTTTGCCCCAGCACTGTGGGCAATCTTGAGAGGCGCGATAAGCTACGGTACGATCCCGCTCTTTGCCGGGGCCATACAGTTGGACGGTTGAGGTGTGTCCACAGGAGTGATTGATTGTAGTCCAAGCCATTTCGGGTCGTCCTTTCCGTTGTCTGTTGTCTGCTGTCTGTTGTCTGTTGTCTGTTGTCTGTTGTCTGTTGTCTCACTCGACGGCTAGGGCCAGTACTGCGCACACCAAGGCTATGATCAGCCAGCCGAAAGCGCGCAGGAGGTGAGAGTGGTCAGAGGATGAGGGGGTCATAAATTGGCCTCCTGTTTTGCTTTCAATAACCATTCTCCCAACACGGGGAACCGTTCTGCGATCTCGCCCCAGGTCGGATACTTACCACACGCTTTGCTGTATTCGGCTGGCCATTGAGTGCTCGTTTTGTATCCCCGCTGGTATCTCTTCCGAGCGGTCAGCAGATTCAGGAAGTAGGCGTCCAGCTCGCGTAAGGGGGTGCTGATCCCCCAGGCAGGTTCGCAGGCTGTCAAGCTTGGGTAGCCGTACCCGCCGGTTCCCACCACTGGAACTTTCCTTGGCAGCTCGACCCTGAAGGCTTCGCGGTATTTGGCGATGTCGTCTGTGTCGGCGTCATAAATCCGGACGTTGCAATGGTCGTGCCAGGCGATGCAGTTGTACCGGGCCAGGACTTCGAAGTCAGCCGGTGGGATAAGGGCCTCAAAATGCCGCGTGATGGCCTCTGTGACCTCCGCCTGGCGTTCCGGGGACGCGATCCGGTCTGAATAGTCCTGCCATGCCTCTTGCACCAGTCGGGACAGCAGCCCGGCCTCGGCGCGTGGTTTGAATCTTGCTTTTAGGTTCATGCCGCGACCTCCTCTTTTGCTTGGTTTTTCAGCCACGAATACACCGTTTGCCTTGAAACGCCCACGGCGCGTGCCATCTCCGCCACACCTTTGCCCTCGGCCGCGAGTTTGGTCAGTTGGTCGAGCTTGCCGTTGTTTGAGCGGATGGCGGGCGCTCTGCCCTTGTAGACCCCTTTGGCGCGAGCGATTGCGACGCCTTCCCGTTGCCGGGACAGTATCATCGCTCTTTCCAGTTCTGCGAACGAGCCCATGATGTTTAGCATGAATTGGGCCATAGGCGTGGAATCGTTTGTGAAGACCATATTTTCTTTAATGAACTCCACTGCGACTCCGCGAGACGTGAGGTTTTTCACAATGTCTCGCAAGTCGCCCAGGTTGCGACAAAGCCTGTCCATGCTGTGGACAATCAGCCGGTCACCCTCGCGAGCCCACTCAAGCGCCGCCTGTAGCTGGGGCCTTTGGATATCCTTACCTGACAGATGGTCTTCGAAAATTTTATCAACTTGCACGCCTTCGAGCTGGCGAGCTGTGTTCTGGTCGATTGAAGAGACGCGCTTATATCCGATTTTCATAAGTTTTTCTTTCTTGCTTCGGCTTCGGTTGCTTCCAGTTGTTCGATAGCTGCGGCGGATGGCCAGCGGTGATAATCATCTCGGCAGTCTCCGTTAAATCCAGCTGGATGGTAGCCATCGCATTGGCCACACTCTTCCCAATCGTCAGGCGGGTTTTTAACGTAAAAACCGGCGTGTTTCAAGGCCGGCGCCCAAGTGCCGGCCGCCTTTGTTTTCGCCATGATGGCCCGGTACCTATCACCATCTTCAGAGCAGCTATAGCAGGTGATGAGATCCCGGCCTTTCATGCCGTATTCGTTTGCGTGGTAGAGGTTCATGCAGTGTTCGGGCGGAATGATGCCGCGCGGGTCCGGGCTGGAGGCTACTGTGTCTCCGCACGGTTTCGCCCCTTGGCAGCCGTGCGAATAGACGGATCGGTTGCAAGCCTCGCAGGTTCCCATGAAGCGAATAACGTGAACCTGGCCGCATCCGAAGGATTGAAAGAATTGAGCTTGTTTGGTGCGCCAAGATAGGCGCTTGGTAAGTTCCATTGTGATCCTCGTTTTTCTCGTCCTGAGTGCCGGACGTTGGGTGTTTTAGTATTTGTTGGAACGGCGGACAGTGATACTCACGTCGTAGCCGTCGTGATTGATGAGACTCCGCCGAACGTCCCCGGCGTCGTCTGTTGGGCTGCAGAAAACGGTGTCGATTTTCTTGCCGTGTAAGTAAACGTTCCATGCTTGGTGGGCCATTTTGTCCGTCTCCGTTCTTAAATCCTATTACACTTTCATCCTCTTGTCAATATGCTATTTTGACAAAAGATCCAATTTTCGTTACCCTCTACCCATGTCCGCATCTGCCCATCCGACGCGTAAGCCGGCAAGCGCTAAAGCTAACGGCCGTATTGACGTGCTGCGGGCTGCTCGGAAGAATTCTGTTGAATTGACTTGGGAACAGCAAAAAGTTGCAGAGCAATGGCTTTTCAAGTTCTGTGCGAGATGGGGCAACGATTTGCCCCAGTGGCGGGTCAACATTCTTAAGGGCGTAGCTCGGCGATTGGCTGTCCATCCGGTTCCCGCTGGATTCGGTCTGTCTTTGCTTAATCATCGTGGCGCGAATGCCCTTGCTTGCCGATGCCGCGCGGAAGGCGTACAGCATCCCCATATCGCCGCAATGTGGCGTGGGCAGGCGTGGAAGCGGGCAGGCCGGCCGGTATTGCCTGCCTGCCAACTTCTGGTTTAGGCTACATCTCTTTTATTGCTGCAGAGATGGCCCGCTTTGAGAATCCTATTTCGTGCAGTACCCCACGCAATTCTGATATCTGCTCTTGCTCGACTTCCGCCAGGTAACTGGCGTCTGAGTCTGATTCGATTCCCCAGAGCCCGCCCGATGTGACTTTTTGGCAGATGTTGCCAATGACAATCTCAGCTTTGGCGCCGATACCGATAAATTCAAATTCTCCATCGTTTAGCGCGCACATCCGTTTATAGTCCTGCTCAGCATTCTTCAGCATGGCGTCATGCCAGTATTGGCGCCGTTCTTGTGCAGTCCGGCCCTTGATCCAGTCCGCATCCGGCCGGAAGTCTTCGACCGTACCGGGATTAAACCATTGTTTTACCCTGTTCGATCCGGTTCGCTCTTGATGGTCGATTGCGAATTGAGTGTCCGCGTGGTTCGAGAACTCGCCCATCCAAGACGTATCGGGGGATTCGTCAAACATCCGTTTAACTTCGATCTTGAGAATGCGTTTCGTTTGTTTCATGGCGTCTTTTCTCTTCTTTTGTGCTCGGCATCTCCGCCGGCCGGTAAAACATGCGTAAACGAGTCTGAGTTTTATTCTCATTTCGATGACCATCGAACTATCGTTTAAACGACATTTCGATAACCATCGAAATGAGAATAGGCTTTAAATCTCTCAAACTAAGCAACTTGCTCTCTGTTCAGTTCCAATCGCTGCAGTTCGACCGCATGAAAGTACAGCGCTTGAAACTTGCTTGTGACCGTCTGAGAGTCGAAGGAATGGCCTTCATACGCGCGTGCGATGTCCGCCAGGTAAAAGCAACGGACTGTTTTATCTCCGTTCACTCGGCTGGCGAATGTTTCCATGATGACAGCATCGTGCATGCGTGGGGTAAAGGCCATTTGCCACACCCAAGAGTCGCCTTCGTGATAAACGGAGCCAACACGCTGCAGAGTTCCCCACTTGCCAGGTCCGGTTACCATCGCGGACAGGATGAAATGATACGCAAGGCGCTCCCGCTCGGTCGCGCGATAGGCGTCGACCTGGGCCTGATGTGCCGCACTGAGTTTCATAGTTTCCTCATTCGTGCCGTCCATACCCGCGGCTGGTTAGCTTACCGGGTCGACCGCGCGCCAAATACGCGCGGTCATTCTCTTCTTTCGAATTCTCACATTTTTGGTACAGCGTGAACCGCGGCGCGCGTGCAATCGCGCGCCGCGCGCCCCTGTTGTTTGGTTTGGGTCTTCGGATCGTAGGAATAACCCCCATGGCGGAGGAAAAACAGATAGGCTTGCTGTTTGGCAGTGGTGGACATATCTCTCACCTTTCTTTGGTTGGATTGGATTAAACGGTTGTGCAGACTTCCCATTTGCGGATGACTTCATTCCGTTCCATTTGGAAGTCAAACAAGTAAACAGTCATGCGCAGTTCCGAATTGATGCGCGCGTCGACGAATCCATGGAATCTACGCTCGCCATTGGCGCAATAGCAGATGAGCATTCCCATGTCCTTATTGATAGGACCGTCGCCATCTGTGCGCATCTGCTTCGGAACCCAGACGGATTTGACGATAGAAGACCAGCCTTTAGTGGTCATTGTTTCTTGGGGCAGATAGCGCCACGGCTTAAGGTTGCGCGCGTACACTGTGCGGCCGTTGAAACGCGCGGTAAACTTACACGTGCCATACTGCAGGCGCGACGTGCACTCTACGCGGCCGTCCGCAAAGCATCTCATCTCACGTTCGATCACGTCGCCACGGCCATACAGCCAGTTCAATCGCTGAATAGCTGTGAAGAGCTCAGCGCGCGTCAAACGGCCATGCTCAGGCGATAGACCGTTAGCCAGATGCGTTAGTTGATTGTTCATCGGATCACCTCAGGTGATGGGTTTGGATTAGTCAAACATGTAAAAGCCGAACCAGGTGCGGCGTGGCGTCTTTGTTCCGAGCTGGTACAGCGCGTGCTTCCAATCGTGGCAACCAGCGAGGACAATCGGCAAACCCTTATAGGTTCCGATGATCCTATCGGTGGCGCATTCCACGTATGCGGTCGGATCAGCAAGTATGATGTGTGCTTCACATTCTGCAGGCGTCATTAGTTCAAAGGCAGTCATAATCAAACCTTTCATGATGCTGGTATCACTCTAAACGCCGTTCCATTCTCTTGTCAATAGCCTCTATGAATTTATTTTGACTTGCTAGTCCATCAAGGCTACACCGTATAGGGCCATGAGTTTAGACATACAGATACGTTCGGCTAGATTCCTTTTCACCTCTAGTTAGACAGTTAGGGGAGTTCCTAAGAGTCTAGTTAGACAATTGGACGCTCGCCAGGTCGACCAGATTCAGCGTCGACCCCCGTTGACTCCCTTGGGGGGTCCAATGCGGAACGTCGAGCCCCCCGTTCGCCGGCTGGATACGGGATGGTTGTCCTTGTCTAAGCTCGTGTAGAAATCAGGGCGGCTTTTGTTATTTGCAAACTAAGTACATGTTTAGGGGGTTCCTGCCGAATAAAAAATTTTAGTTGGATTTCTACCCACAAGTCTAGTAGAATAAAGGGGTCAGGAGGCTGTAACCTCCGGCAAGCCTAATCTCCCCAAGGAGGAGACCATGACCCCAGAACCAGCATACATCGAATTGTCCACCAGCCGTGGCATCAGATTTTGGGTTGACATCGAGGACTACCCCAAGATTAGGTGCCGGCCGTGGTGGGCGCAAGCGACAGACCAAGGTACTTTCTACTTGACCAGCAGAGATACTGGGCTTGATGAGGACGGGCACAAGTGGCAGCGTTCTGTGCAGATCGCTCGCCTGATCATGGGCTTGGAGTCGGGTAACCCACTTGTTGTAGGCCACATTAACGGCGAGCCCCGCGATAACAGGAAGATCAATCTGCGCGTCTGCACTCAGCGCGATAATGCGCGGAACAGACGGATATCTTGCATCAATACGTCGGGGTTTAAGGGTGTATCGCAGCTAGGCTTGGATTGTTGGGCAGCCGTGATAAGGGTGAACGGCCACGCATACCATTTGGGCACATTCGATTCCGCGGAGAAGGCATACCAGGCTTATTGCGAAGCGGCAGCATGGGCTTTCGGGCAGTTTGCTAACTTCGGGGAGGTTCGTGACGATAATTTCCGATTGCCTTCAGTACCGCGTTCTGTCGTGATGCCGCCAAGACTGGCGGATAAGAAGCCCATGCGGCGTAGGCTGGCCGAATGGACTCCTGGAATAAGGGAAGAGGTCCCTGCCGATTTTGCGGGGCACCGACACGAAGAGTTCTGTTCGGTTGCGTCTTCGGTTCTCAAGCCTCGCACTCAGAGAGCAAGAGCGGGCCTTGGAGTTTGGGGTTTGTCCAAGAGCCCATTGGCCATCAGGAGCCACTTCATTTTCTCCTAGCGCCTGTTCACGTTTTAATGTTTGCAATTTATTATTGCTTCGGTTTATAATCCGTAATGCGTGAGGATCTAGGAGGTCGCCAACATGCTGACTGATTCAGAATTTTGCTGCCCTCTCTGCGGTCTCGTCCTCACTTCCCTCCATGCTTTCCACCAACATCTCGCCAAAGTTCACAACTCTCGGTCTCAGCAGGCGGCTGTGGGACCGGGACCCACAGCGGAGCCCGGACCCGCCGCTGCTGTGGGACCGGGGCCTGCGGCGGAGCCCGCAGCTGCCGCAGCCAGTTATGTCAATGGCTGCCCAATCCTGGACGACAAGATCGAGGTTTGGTCATGAGCAAGGATTCTTTTCCTATCGTTGACCATTGTTTTGAGCCTCCCCAAGTACGATTCGAAAGTTCCTGATTTGGGGAGGGTATCTTGAGCGGCAAGGTGTATCGTGTGTGCCCGAGGTGCGGTCGTAGGGTTGGTGTGAAAAAAGATGGTCGTCAGGTTTGCGGGGGTAAGTTGGGTTGTGGTTGGAGGACAAAATGAGCAAGTATGTGGTTCCTGAAGGTATGCTGAAGGCGGTAGACAAGGCAATCGGTGAGATGCGACTTGGACAGGCCAGCCGGTTAGCCCCACGCAATGGCGAACTTTGGCCGAACGAGTTGAAGCAGGTAGCTTTGGAGGCGGCTATCGGATGGCTGGACGGGAAACTAACCGAATTCGACCAGCCCGGGGCCTTCGATCAGTACCGGAATGGTTACAACGCGGCTATCAGATGTGTGCGCCGGATGTTTCTTGCTCCCGAGCCGGAAGTACCAGAAGCGATCAAAGACTTGATGTGGAGTCAACCGCTCTATAAATGCGACACGGAGTTCTACGAGGCGATACCAAATGCCAACGCCTCTGTCCTCGAAGCCTACCGGCGCGGCAAGGCCGGAAAGTGAGTTCCTCGTCCTCTGCTGGATGGGGTGGGTGCCGGTTCCATGCCTGGCCGGTTGTTTCCGTGGGGAGCGCATTCGGAGAACCCAAGACGCTTAGAATTTAGTGCGATATCGCACCTTTTGGAGAGAAAGACATGCCGGAATTTAGAGAGTTCCCGTCTATTGAGCAGTACAGGAATGTCGTAAAACTCGTCCGTGAGAGAGCGCAGTTCGACGGAAAGCCTCTGCCTACGATCTTGTTTTACGGGTCCGTCAAGCTCCACGGCACGAACGCGGCTGTTGGATTCGATGAAGACGGTGAATTGTTCACCCAGTCCAGAAGCCAGATCATCACTCCGGATAATGACAATGCCGGGTTTGCGAAGTGGGTGCGGGCCAACGATCAGATGTTCCCGAAACTCAAGTCGGCTGTGATCTACGGGGAGTGGTGCGGGCAGGGCATTCAGAAGAACGTTGGAATTAGCCAACTCCCAAAGATGTTCGTCCCTTTCGCCATCAAGTCGGGAGACAGGTGGTGGTCCCCGGAAGAAATGAAGACGTTCTTCTTCCACTCCGGCTTGCGTTGCATCTACGATTTCCCGTCATGGTCGATGCTGATTGATTTCAGCCGGCCAGAAGAGTTTCAGAACGATCTTGTCGATCTGACCGTAAAAGTGGAGCAGCAGTGCCCCGTGGCTCTCGCGCACGGCGTTGAGGGTATCGGTGAGGGCATCGTGTGGTGGGCGGCTCCCTGTGACGGGTTTAACACTGAGGGGCTGGTATTCAAGGTGAAGGGCGAGAAGCACAGCGAAACCAAAGTCAAAACCCTTGCCGCCGTCGATGTGGAGAAGATTGGAAATATCCGGGAGCTGGTAGCGACGATTGCTACCCCTCACCGCATGGAGAAGAAACTAGAAGGGATTCCGGTGGATATCAAGAACACAGGAACCTTCCTAAAAGCGGTCACGGAAGACGTGATGAAGGAAGAGGCCGACACCATCGACGCCAGCGGGTTGCCGAAAACGGACGTGATGAAAGGCATTGCAATGGCTGCAAAGAAGTTCTTCATGGAACAGGTAAAGTAAGCCCAACTCTAGTGAGATATCGCACCTCCCGGGAGCAAGCGTGAAAAGCATCAAGCGTGACACCAGAAAGCCGAGAATGCGTCAAAGGGATCGTGTGAACGCCCGCGAACAGTACGAGGAGTACAAGCGCCTGGAGGCCGAGTACCTGGCCGCGAGATGTGAGGATTCCTGCGACTACGGGTTTTCGGAGCTGCGGGACCGGGACCCGCAGCGCCTGACGCCCTATGACCGTATGTTCCTGCGGGCTTTGAAGATCAAAACCTGAGAAAGTTCAAAATAGCTCATCCACTTGTATCCGCCCTGGCGTACTATTCCTAGTGGAGATTCATCATGCACGAACGTTACCGTTATCTTCTCGAAGTTCTCGAAACGACCCTCAAGACCGTCGAGCGCGTCACTCGCCGCATGGATAAGGAGGCCGCGGAGGACCGGGAGACCCTGGGCTTCCTGCTCCACGAGCTGAGAAACATCGAGCACGACCTGCACCCGCCCACCCCTCCCCCGCCACCTCCCCCTCCCCCTCCCTCTCCAACTTTCGCAACCAGCATCAGCTTCACGGAGACTTCAATGAACCCGACTCAAGCAGGCAACACCCAAGTATTTACCGGCACGCTCGTTCCCGCCGGCGCAACTTACCCCGCGGACACCACGTTTACTCTGACGTCCAACGATCCGGCGGTAAGCCCCACTGTGGATTCAACAGGGCTGGTGGTCAGCGTTACCTATCCCGACGGATGGGTTGAGAGCACCAGCACACCCCTCGCGTTCTCCTATGGCGCTGCCAGCGTCAGCGAGAACGGAGCCATCAGCGCGACCATTACCCCCTCGGCTCCCGTCGGCGGCGCGTTCCCCAGCGGAATTTCCTTTCAACAGTCTCAGTAGTCAGCGGCTTCCCATCACTAAAGAAGGCCTCGGCCCTAACCAGGACCGGGGCCTTTTCTGCACCAATAGTTGACAACATAATCTAATCGTGGCGGTATTATTGAATGAGCGCGCGCGATCCCATCCCCCATCTTCCGTCTGCCCCGCCTCTCGCTCTCTCCCTTTCTACTCTCCCCACCGCGCGCGATCTTCTCTCCATCCAGGATTTCCGCCTGCGCCTGCGCAGGACTCTTCTCGACTGTCCCACCCTGACTCTCAAACAGGTTGCTCAAGCCCTCGGCGTCACCAGGCAGTACGTCGGAGCCCTCGTTGGCTCCCTCGGCCGCCCCACATGTGCTCGTCACGACAAGCCGGGGGCCGAAGCGTGATCAAGCCCAATCCCACCTCAAGGAACTGACCGTACGGGTGGCCAGGGGCGAATCAGCGGAGCAGGCCGCCCGCGCTCTCGGCATCTCCCTCCCTGCTGCGGCGAAACTTGGCTTTAGAACCAAAGCCATTCGCCCCTCTCATGGCGGCGGGCGAAAGGATTGTTTTTGTTGGCGATGTAAGAAGGCTCAGGGACTTGTCACGCCGAGAGGGCCAAAGAGCGGAGCGGCGACAAGGGCCGAGGTCGAAGACTGGTTGGCGTGGACAGATCCCTATGACGGAACTCAGCTAACACAGGCAACGATTGGGCGCCTGGCGGGAACGCATCAGGGCGCAGTGTCCAGGATTGCGAGGAGAAGAGGAAGGTTCGCGCTACTTGACGAAGTTACCGATCAATAGGCTGAGGCACCAGAATGCCATTCCTGCCCATCCAAGGTTGACTCGTGGAGACGATGGGACATTCAATGCGGCTAGGGCCAACAGCACAAACGCGAAAACCAGAAGGATTGTTCCGAGCACAGACTACCTCCAAGACTAGATCATTGGATGCCTCACCCGCCCATCCACGCTGTACTCTTTGGATCACCCCTTAAATTTTCCTCTTGATAGTTGCTATTATTTGGTATACTGGGGGTGTCTCCAGTTGCATCTGGAGGTCCCACACTCAAGCGCCTTGGAGGACGATCGGTGACACCCCCGAAGAAAAGTCTAGTGCAGATTCGCGCAGAGCGCGAGCAACGTTGTGCTGAGATGCGAAGGTTATCAGGTCAAGGAAAAAATCAGACAGAGATTGCAGAATTGTTTGGGCTTACGCCTCAACGTGTAAGCCAGTTGGTGGGGAAGGCCCGCGGCCCTGGGTGTAACTATCCCAGGACTGTATCAGAGCGCATAGATGCCGATCAAAAAGCGTATTTAGAAATTCAAATGTGCAGCGGCGAGAAGTTTCTTTTGGACCCAGAAGAATTGGAGAAGGTCAGCGGATTCGGTTGGCGTACGCGCTCAAACCGTTCTGCACAAGCTCGTTACGTAGTTGCCCCGCTGGTTGAAATTGTGGATGGAAAGAAGTTATCCACTACCTTGCAACTTGGTCGTGTGATCATGGGGCTGGGTCGAGGCGACCCGCGCGTTATCGATCACATTAACGGGGACACTTTGGATAATCGTAAGGCTAATTTGAGGGTGTGTACTAACGCGGAGAATATTAGAAACAGGTGCAGGGACAAAGACAACGCTTCTGGATTTAAAGGGGTTACATGTGAGGGCAAGAAATGGTTAGCCCAAATATTTCACAATGGGCGGGGGTACCGTTTAGGTAGGTTTTCTACTCCGGAAGAGGCGCACGCTGCGTATTGCGCGGCGGCCGTGCGTTTCTACGGTAAGTTTGCGAATTTTGGTTGAAAAAGATTTATTGCAAACCTTCGACTTTATGTTATGCTTTGTCCTGTTATGTCAGACAAGTCCCCCACTACCGTAGCTGAGAAGCGCCTGCTCTGGCTGATCCGTGATATCGTGGCGCAGTCCTGCGCTGACTACAAGAAAAGCGCTACCCCCGCTTACGATGATCCCATCCATGTCTTCTCTGGTTTCATCGGCATCCATGCCGAGGCGATCGCGCTGCTTGCCGAGTATGGGTTGGTAAAGGACCTGGCCGACAACGGCGGCCGAGTGGTCAGAGGGAAGCTGTTGCCGGTGGGCGAGGCAGCCAAAGTGCTGAAGACGGGGCCATTCCGTCCGAAGGAGGATGTGAATCCTCTCCCATCCGCCGCGGACCTCGATGCCGTGGCGCAAGAAGACTCAGCGCGGGAGGCCACGCAGAAATGACCGACAAGCCCCCCATCATTCGGATCGATCCCTGCAGAAGCCGTGTTTTTGCTTGGATCGAGTTCAACTCCGATGCCTCTGAGGTGAGGGACGAAGTCACAAATCGTTTGGTTCAGCCGGCGGGGCCTGCGATCACAGCGAGATATCGAACCACTGGCATGGAGATGACGGCGTGGCCGATCACAGAGGAAGAGGCGAGGCGCATCATGCAGCCCGGCGCCGAGTTCGACTACTCCTCCGGCCGCGCCTGGTCCCAGATCGTGATGCCTTACAAATCCAAGAGAACGGTCAAATCAGGCCAAAGACAAGAGACGGTCAAACAACGTACCGAGATCGAGCAGCGCGCGGGAAGGCGGTGGTTGGCGTGAGACAATCTCTCCGAATCAGCGAGTCCCTCTCTCTTCCTTCCAACGCGGTGACTCAGACCTTCGCGTGCATTGGTCGCAAAGGTGCCGGGAAAACATACCTCGCGTCTATGCTGGCTGAGCAGATGCTCGATCTCGGTGCGCAGGTAGTCATCATTGATCCTGTCGGAAATTGGTGGGGGCTACGTGTAGATGCCGATGGGAAATCCAAAGGCAAAGACATCTTCATTGCCGGCGGTGAGCGCGGAGACGTGCCAGTCCTGCCTGAATCCGGTGCGCGGTTCGCGCGGCTGGTTGTCGAGCGCAATGTTTCGATGGTGTTGGACGTTTCTGGTTTTCGTCAGGGCGAGCGCAAGCGATTTGCTGCCGATTTTGCTGAGGAGTTTTTTCATCTCAAGAAGACTCAACGTAGTGCTGTTCATCTGTTCGTTGAGGAAGCGCAATTGTTTGTTCCTCAGCGGTGCGGTCCTGAAGAAGCGCGAATGCTCGGTGCGTTTGAGAACATCATTCGACTTGGCAGGAATTACGGAGTGGGTGCGACTTTAATTTCCCAACGGCCGCAATCGGTCAATAAGGAAGTTCTCTCCCAGGTCGAATGCCTTTGCGTGCTTCAGGTCAACGGTTCGCACGAGCGAAAGGCTCTGGAAGAATGGGTGCAGGAAGCCGGTGCAGACCGAAAGCTCGTCGGCGAGTTGCCGGGGTTGTCGCAAGGTCAAGGCTATGTCTGGTCGCCTTCTTGGCTCAGGGTATTCGAGCGGGTCAAGTTCGCTAAGAAAGTTACGTTCGATGCCTCGGCGACTCCGGAAGTCGGTAAGGCGACGAAGGCCGCGTTGTTGACTGCTGTCGATGTTGAAGCGCTAAAGGCCGATCTCCAGTCGGTGATCGCCAGTGCTGAGAAAGACGATCCGAAAGTTCTGCGGCGAAAGATTGCAGAATTGGAGCGTGCTGTGAATCAGACGGCTCCTAAAGATTCTGAAGAGACAAAACGGCGGTTGGCAGTAGCCGAGGAAGATGTTCGCAAGCTTGCACAGTCGTTGTCGGAGGCACAACTTCGCTGTAACACGCTTCAGGGCTACATGGCTGCGTTGCAGAAGATTCAGGCGGCAGCAGAAACGATGCAGCCCCTGGAGTCTGTCGTAGTCACGCGATCTGAATATCGAAGCCCTGTGACCCCTAAGTTGAAGCCACAGCGAGAATGGCCGAAGCCGTTCAAGTCTGTTGCGGCTTCGTCGAACGGTCATCTTCGCGCCGGAGCACGCCGCATGCTCGCGTGTCTGTGCCAGTGGCTTCCTGCCGGTCGCACTGAGTCTCAGGTTGCTGCGCAGGTGCAGATGAAGAAAACCGGAGGTACGTGGTCGGCTTACAAATCCGATCTGCGCAATGGCGGTTACATCGAGATTGGTGGTGGCGGCCTCTGGTACGCTACCGATCAGGGACGCAATTATTTAGGCGCGGATGTTCCCGATACACCTACCACTACTAATGAGGTTGTTGAACTCTGGGGTCAGAAACTTCGCCTTGGTGCGCGGAATATGCTGGATGTACTCGTGCGGCACAAAGGCCGGGCGATTGCCAAGGATGAATTGGGCCAGGCTGTGAACATGGAGTCGAGCGGCGGAACATTCTCCGCTTACCTCTCTGATCTCAAGCAGGCGGGACTGATTGTAGTGGACCGTGACGGCGTGCGTGCGAATACGGAGACATTGTTGCTATGACCCATGAAATCCCCCACACTTGCCACAGTCTTACCCCCACCGAGCGCCAACAGATCCTAAGGCGCCTCAAGTACGGCCCCGCTCTTCCGCGAGAGGAACTGGCTGAATACGCGAACAAGCTGAAGCGGGATGTGTTGGACAAACGAGAGGGAGTGAAGAAGTGAGCGCCAGTACCCAATTCCTAGTTGCGTTTGTTGCAGGCGGCGTTCTCATGTTGCTCGGCCGTATAGTCGGCGAATGGATGAGCGAGCGCAAGTTTAACAGAGAAAGGCTCGCAGCGAAAGAGAAGGTGCAGAAGTGAGCCCCCGCCCCCGACTTCCCAAAACGCAGTGGGCCAACGACAGTATCCGGGTGGACGTGAAGGCCGCCGGACTGGTTGACGAGCCGGCCAATCAAGAGGTTTTCAACGCCTGTCTCAATGAGATGGGTTCTGTGAGATTCAGAATCATGCTGGGCTGTTACGGCCCTGGGACAGAAACTGCTCCGAAGCCCAAGTACCACTGGATTCTCGGGGAGTCGGCGACAATTCTATGCCGCGATCTTGAAACTGCCGAATGGTTCAGGGAGTCTCTTCTCTCCTGGCTGAAGTCTCTTGACGGCATTCGTCTAGAGGCCGTCGACGACGGAGCGGAGGACGCGCAATGAAACTCGAACGCGCTCTCGCTTGTGCAGGCTGGATGTCCGAAGCTGAGTTGGCCTACATCGCCGGTCTTGCTCCTCGCAGCAAGATCGTTGTTGAACTCGGCTCGTGGCGCGGGCGCTCCGCGATCGCATGGGCCGAGAACGGGGCCAAGGTTGTCTACTGCGTGGATACCTGGGATGACTCCGCATTTGGTTGCGAGAATTTCCCCGGCGATGCTCCTGATCTCAAGCAGCGGCCCGAGTGGCTTTGGAATGAGTTCCTGCGCAATACCGTGGGCCTCCCCAACATTTTCCCTTTGCGCATGACCACGGCGGAGGCGGCTGGATTCTTAGCCCCCCTGGGGATCAAAGCCGATGTGGTTTTTATCGACGCCGGGCATCTCGCGCATGAAGTTGTTGCCGACATCGAAGCGTGGCGGCCGTTGCTGAGGGATGAGAATTCAGTTCTTTGTGGCCATGATTACAATTTCTCAGGATGGCCTGACGTGAAGACCGTAGTAGACCAGATGATTCCCAAATTCAGTGTGATTGGGACGATCTGGACCACGGAGGGCGTCTGATGCCTCCCACTTTCACGATTATTACTGCCACGATTCAAAGAGAGTCCCTTGTTCGCTGCTGCGCCTCTGTGAATGCTCAGTCTCTTACTGATTGGCAGCATCTGATCGTCATGGACTGCGCGATAGAGGATGTGAATTCAGAGTTGATGTTTTCCCTGGCGCATCCTCGCCGCCGATTCTACTGCTGTGGTCAGCGCTACAACGATTTCGGTAACTCACCGAGGCATCAGGCTTACGAGTTCGCCACGGGAGATTTTGTATACTTCTTGGACGATGATAACGAGTTTGCGGATTCCGACGCGCTGCAGCGCATGTCCGACGCGCTTGCCAAAGCGGGTTGTCCTCTGGTTTCCATCTTTCCAATCATCCGTGATGGCCAGAGGTTCTTCAATGACCCTCCCGGCCTTTGCCTGACCGACACTGCCAACTTCTGCCTGCGCCGCCAGATTGCGCAGTGGCTTGCGGGGCCGGAGTACGAAATGGATGGGATCTTGATCGAGCGGTTGGTCAAGAAGTGCGGATACGAAGCGTTCCCCGACGTCGAACCGATCGCTATCATGGAGAAATCGAATCATGGAAAATAGTCCCCGCATTTTACTTGGCTTCCTTTCGGCTTACCACCCATCGCGTTGGCACCGTCGTCAGATCTTGCGTGAGCAGTGCCTCAAGAATTCTCCGCTCCCTTGGAAGTTCGTTTTCGGGGACGAGCCCTATCCAGGGGATCGTGAGCGTTGTGGAATCCCTGACGATGAAATTCTTCACGCGTCAGGATCGGACGCGAAGAAGTATCTTCATCTTAAGGATGTCGCGCTGTTCAAATATGCGCTTGATAATGGGTTCGACTACTGCTTAAGAGGGTGCGACGACTCATGGGTTTTCCCCGACCGCATCGTCCGCGCCGGCTTGGAGCCTTTCGATTATGCCGGCAATTTTCCGTGCAAGTTCAAACTGGGTGGAACTTTTGATGTTCCCATGGCGAGAATGAATTACGCGCACGGCGGGTGTGGAATCTGGCTCTCGCGTAAGGCCATGCAGATGATCGTGGATACTCCCTGGGATGAGCATTATTTGGACTCGTGGCCTGAGAAGCTCGATGTGGGGTTTGGGATCAAATTTCCCAAGATGCCCTGGTATTGGGACGACCATTTTCTGGGGGAGGTCTTGCAAGGGAATTTGGGTTATTTCGATCCTCTGCGCGACCAGCCGTGGCAATCCTACGCGGCCAATGGAATTGCCTGTTACGAAGACTCGGACTTGTTCTTCAACGACGAACCCCAACGGCCCCTCACGATCCATGATCCCGGCGTGCACAAGCCAAACTCACGTGAGATGGATGAAGTTGTTGAGCAAGCGAGAGCAAGGAACATCGCGGCGATGATGATTGGTCAGCCAGTCGATGTGGAATTGGAGCCCACCCATGGTTGATTTCAATCTCTTTCAAAGAGTCGGCAGTTTCTTCGAGCAGCGTCGTGAGTACAGAGCCCAAGCTCTCAAGAACCTCCGTAAGCGCGAGGGACTTCCTTCCCCAGTTGACGAGAACGGTTCTCCTCTCGAAACTCGCATGGATGACTACGGCAACGCGACATATCACAATGCTGCGGGAGAGAAGGTCGACCGAGTTCTCTTCGCCGGGGCCGGCAAGGACGGCAAGCCCGGATCGTTCGCTGTCGGCCAGCGCCGCGGTGATCCGCTCGACGAGGCAACTCGGAACTGGGCCAGTGGCCACTCAGCTTTTGAAATCCTCGACGTCGCAGAAGACGGTCGTCGCCTTTCCGATGAGCTGAACGATCTCGACCGGGATTCCAGCACCTTCGCCATGGCTGAAACTGTGTCCCACGGCGTCGAGTCCGAGCAGGCGCCGGGATTTGAGATCACTGGGACTTCGGACGAAGAGATCGACCAACGGCTGCAGGAGTTTTTGAAGAGAGGTCCGCGGTGATGAGCGATAGGCCAAAGATTGTGTGTCTCTGCGGGTCCACGCGGTTTCGCGATCAGTTTGCTCAAGCGAACTATCGTGAAACGCTGAAAGGGAGCATAGTCCTGAGTGTGGGCTTTTATGTCCATGCCGCAGATGAGTGCCCGAACTGCGATGCGTCGCAGAGCTTCGCGAAAGAGCAGAATGCTGAGGGTCCGCAAGGAAAGTGTTGGCAGTGCGGTGCAGACCTCGGCTGTACGTCGGAGCAGAAGATCGCTTTGGATGAACTTCACAAGCGCAAGATTGATTTGGCCGACGAGATTTTGGTGGTTACCGTTCAAAGATATATCGGCGAGTCTACGTTTTCTGAGATAGAATATGCTCGGCAGTGTGGTAAGTCTGTCCGATGGCTAGAGCCTACTGCTGAGGAGCGATTTCATGAGTTGGCCGAAAGGCGTGCCGCGCGCACCTGAAACGATTGCAAAAATGAAGGCGTCTTCTCCGCGCAGATCAGGATGGCGCCATTCGGAAGAGACAAAGTTGAAAATAGCAGCGGCTCGTCAAGCGCGCGAAGCGTTAAAGCCGCCGAAGGCTGCATGTAAAAAACGAGGTCGAAATGGGTGGAAGTGGACTGATGAGCAGAGGGAAAAATACAGTGCAAGTCGCAAAGGACGCCATTTTAGCGACGAGGCAAGAGCACGGCTTGCTGACAATAGGCGTATGTTTTGGGATAGTCTCCCCTCTGAAGATCGAGAACGACGATTGGTGCGTTGGCGAGGGTACGGTTCTGAAGGTGTGCGTTCACGACGCCCTAGCGGCGCTTGTCAAAAGTGTGGAGTTTATCGTCAGTCTCTTCATCGTGAGCACATTATTCCGCGTTGGAAGGGTGGAAAGGACGATAGCGAGAATATCCAATGGCTTTGTGCAAATTGCCACGAGGATAAGACTCGCGAGGATCTCCGTGGTATACCGGGACCGAACAGAGGTAAAAAACCAAGCGAGGAGACACGAGTTAAAATGCGTGCGGCCGCGCTTCGTCGTTTGAGTCGCTAACAGTGGTAGTACGAATATTGAAATTGAGTATCCAGTAACGAGAGGTAAACCTGTGCGATATACGGAGTCAGTATGAGTAACACGGCTGACACTCGTCCTGATCTTATTCACCCGTTCCAGTTCCAACCGGGGCGTGAGTCTGAATGCAGCCACTTTTACCCGTGGCTCGGCGGATACGTCAAGTGCAACGCGAAGGAATCCAGTCCAATTCATCGCAATGGCCCACATCTGCTGACGGCGAAAAACGGCGAGCAGGCTTATTGCCTTGGCGATCCTGCTGTTTGTCAGTTTTGTGCGGAAGGCCGTCCCGCAACATTTTACAACTGGAAGGCGGCTGAAGATGCCCGCTGACTTTTTCCTCTGTCCCGGTTGCGAACTGCCGGTAGCCGAAGAAGGTTCTCTTTGCGAGTCCTGTGCTGCATGGCAGGCACAGAAGTTGGCAGCTATGAATTCCGAGTATCAGGATAGCTTGGCGAGGCAAGTGCGTCGCCGTATGAGCCCTGGCGCGCGATTCGCCGAAGACTTGTCGGATATGGCGAAGGCCGTGGAACGGAGTCGGAGATGAACATAACCGGTGTCTACCAGTTCCCGCAGAATCGGTGTATTTGCTCCATCTGCAACTTCATGTGCTGGACGGAGCAGAAGAGCGGAAAAGTGGTGGTGTCGCATCCGACTCACCCGACTTGTCCCAATTCGCATCAGGCTTTCGAAGTGCCTGTGACTGAGTGCAAACCACTACCGCCAGAGTTTTTCTCGGACCAGATAGGATAGCAATGACTCAAGAAATCGAATCCATCAAGCCCGCCCTGTCGGTCATTCTTGACGACGGTGACTTCATCGTCAATTCCACCGGCCCGGTCGGCAAGGCAATGGCGCAGGCAATCTTACCTCTCGCCGCCGGTGCGAGGAAAGTGACGATCATCACAGATGGTGAGATGAAGGTGATGAAGCGGAATGGGAACGGGACTAACGCGGGACAAGCGCCGCAGACAGCGGCTCAGGCGATGGCTCAGCGCCGGCCTGCGCTCCCCGATGGTCCCGATGTCCAGGATTCTTTTGTCTCCGATATCGAAACTGGAGTTACGGGCGAGCAGGCCATGGGTGAAACTCCTGCCCCTACTCCCGGCCCGTCCGAGCCAGTCAAGATCCCAACTAAGCGCAAACCAGTCATTTTCCAGGATGCTGCCGCCCCACCGGCTCCCGAGCTGGCTGAGGAGGAGATGGACCGGCTTATGGCCGAGGCGCAGCAGGCGGAAGCGGAAGCGGCCAAGGTGGCCGAGGATCAGCGGTTCCAGCGGCAGCAGGCTGTGCAGGCTAATCAGGAGCCCTCTGATGTTCCTGCCGAGCAGCCCGCTGAGGCCGCCAAGCCACGGCGTCGTGAGCGCCAGCTTGCCACCACGGGCCGGCCCTGCGGCCGCTGCGGCGGTGGCGGGAAGGTCATGGGGGACGCCGGGTTCACCGGAGCCTGTCCCGTGTGCCATGGTGAGGGCCAGGTGAAGACCTGGGACCGGTCGTTGAAGGTTCGATAGGCTGAATCTGTAGTATGGTAATGTTGCAAACCAAGGATACCTGATGGCTCACATGCCCGATTCCGCGCTTCCTCTCTGCAACAATCCGCAGCATCCTGCGGGTCTCCCGAGGCGTATGATCTATCTTCAGACCAAGGACCAGGCCCATGTCTTTGGCTGCCAGGCCTGTCGCGACGTTAATCGTAAGCTCTCTGTCCGCGTGATTACCGATCAGTTCTACCGGCGCGAGGTCAGGAAGTCCCTGGCCGCATCCGGCCAGTTGCTGAAGGGTCCGATGCGCCGTCGTGAACGCTCTCCCATGGAACTTGGCCTGATGCGGGAGATGAGTCTCGATGCCGCTCGCCGCGACACTCGCTCTCGCACGATCGATTGGGATTCCGAGCATCGGCGTTCCCGCGACGGCAAGTACGAATTGGTTCGCTACGAGAGCCTGGGCAACGGCAGCCTGCGAATCCAGATGGCGATCAACGGCAAGCTCTGCCCTCAGATGGATGATCATGTAGCCAGCCGGGAAGAGTTCAAGACTGAGGAAGCATACTGGAGCCGGGTCGCGCGAGGCAGCGAGCTTATCCTGCACCTCTACGGCGATCCTAGAAATCCGTTGACGCCGGAAGAAAGCGCGCAGCGGGAAAGTGAAACTTACTAAGTCAGAACGGAGAACCAATCGTGAATTTTCAAATTACCTACGCTCAAGTCGATCCTGCGAATAACAGCATCAACAGGCAGCAGACTTTGTACAACTGCATTATCGACGGCAGCGTTGTGCGCTCCGATCTTGTTGTATTCCGGGACGAGGCCAACACCGGCTCGGTAGTCGCAGTAGTTCCGCTTGCCGGGGTGCTGATGATAGTGGAGAGCGAGCATTTGACTGCCCCGGCCGCTCCTGCTCCGGCCGTCTGAGCGGGAATCTCTTAACAGGTCCAACCAGAATCGAAAGGATTACACAGATGTCTCGACTTGCCGCAGTCCGCACCGGTCAACCAACTCAAGGTTTAGGCACAGTTCCTAACGGAAAGCATCTGCCTGCCGGCATTGATGATCTTGAACCGCCTGTGACTATAAACCCTCGCTCCGCGCATTCCGCCGCGGCTGCGACTGTGACGGCCGCCTGGCTGTCGCTGACCGCAACCGAGCTGGAGGTCCGGAAGTATTTCAAGTCGATCCCGGTTCCTTCCGGCTTGGAGGCTCTGGCAAAGATGCGCCACCAATGCGACCTGGCGGCCGAGACTCTTCAGGGCCGGATGGACGAATCAAATACCGAACGCTGCACTGGCTGTGGGAAGACGCTTGAGGAGACGCATAAGAACCAGTGGCTGATGATCGGGGCGGATGTTGACGCTGAGACAGGCGTGCCGATGCCGTACCGCTTCTGCGGCCCGTTATGTATTCGTGAGCGCAATCGCGAGAAGATGCTTCCGAAGGAACTGCGCGATCAGAAGCGGTTTGATGGCGCCGACATGGGCGAGGTGCGGTGATGTCTCAAAAATACGAAGACATCCTCAAAAACTCCGTCGAGAAGCTCTCCCTCGGTCCGAATGACATCCTTATTGTGAAGTCTCAGGAAGCGATGTCGACGTTTCTGGAGATGACCCAGGCCGGTGTCGGCTTCTCCAAATATGCGAACCCGATTCTCCTTGTCCCCGGCGGCCTGGAGAAGGCAACACGGGACGATCTTCTCGACGCGATCAGGATTCTGGATGAGAAGATCGCGAACGAAGGAAAGCCGGAGGAAGCGGTCAGCCGGATCATTACTGATTTGCATGCGCCGCTTGTAAGGAGAGTCCAATGAGCCACACCTACTCCATCTTGAATCCGCGAGTCCCTTGCTGCGCGCAGATATTTCTTGATCTTTCCAACCGGTCCAACACCTATTGCCAACGCGAACTGGGCCATCCGGATGAGGCCGTGAAGGAATTTCCCGGCGGGCACAACATTGTCGACGAGCCTCCTGTGGCGAAGGTACAGAAATGACCCGTCCCCTGAGCCCGATTCATGCGCCGCTCGACGCCGACCCGCCGTCGAGCCCGCCACCGATTCCGCGCATCGCCCGCCTTGCCAAGCTCGATTCGCGCCCGCTGTCCGGTTTGCCGCGTTCGCTCGGCCCCGGCGGAGCATCCTCCGCGTTCGCGCGGGCAGTGGACAAGGCGCTGGTCGATGAGATGGCGGATCAGTTGCGAGGATTAGACACGGGCGAGAGTGAGATCGGCGATTGGGCCGGTGAGATCATCGCTGCGTTTTGTGAGGAGTAATGGACTCCATTTCTCCGGTTCTGACAGAACTCGAAGTGCCCGCTGAGCAGGTCGTCGCGCTCGGGCAAGATGGGTTCTACCCGATCGTTGTTGCGCGCGTCAGTTGGCGAGATAAAGACGAGAAGCTCATGGCGGTGTGCTCCTACACTCGCTACCGCTTCACCGCCGCGGAGAGGGAGTTGATTTTGAAAGGGGCGGACTTGATCCTGGGGCAGCCGCATCATGGTCAGATGATGCCGGTATCGCTGCAGTTGGCGATGCCAGGAGAGTATCCGGTACAGGAGAAATAAAGTATCCAGTTGGAGGGTAAATAAAGTACACTTATGGGGTCAGGAAGTTGTAGCTTCCGGCAAGCCTAATCATTCTGGAGGAATGATCATGACCCCGCCCCAAGGATACTACAAAGATTTGACCGGACAGACGTTCGGCCTGTGGACAGTGCTCTCTTTTTGCGAATGCACCGCAAGAGGCACAGTCTGGTTATGCAAATGCGGGTGCGGAAAAGTACAGCGCGTCAGAAGCAGAAACATGCAGGATGGAATAAGTAAATCCTGCGGGTGCGCGGCTATTCGCAAGGGTAAAGGATGGATCAAGGGATATGTTGGATATATTCCATTGACTAAAGGTATGGTAGCCGCTGTCAGTGTGCATAGGGTTGCTGATTTGCAGCGATGGAATTGGTATGTGGTAAAGAAGAAAGGGCTGTATTACGCGTACCGAAACGGCGACCGAAGCAAAGGCGAGGGGAAAATATCAATGGCTCGGTACATTCTTGGAATGGACTATACTGATAAACGAGAAGGCGACCATCGGAATCGCTGCACGCTCGATAACAGGGATCGTAATCTTCGGCCAGCCACGCGCAATCAAAGCCAGACCAACAAAGGAGTGCGTCGGGATAGCTACACAGGATTCAAGGGCATACGCCGTTGTAAGGCAAAGGGATCTTTTGTAGGAAGATTTCAGGTGCGGCTAACGCACATGGGCGTATGTCTGCATTTAGGAACGTACGACACGATTGAAGAGGCGGTAAAGGCCCGCGATGAAGTAGCTTTGAAATTGCACGGAGAGTTCGCTACGACTGGCGAGTAAGTAGGAGGTCTGTTTCGCCGCTCGATCTTCAGCACGTTGAAAAATTCTTCACCCGTCTGCACATAAGGGATAGGGACGACGGGAATTTTGTTCCTTTTACGCTTCGGCCTCAGCAACAAGAAGTATTTCAGATGGCCAAGGATCATCTCGCGCGGCGTCGTAGACTATTTATTATTTTTCTGAAGGCACGGCGTTTAGGAATTTCTACGATTGCGACCGGGCTCGGTCAAGCCCATTGTATTGCACATCCTGGGTCGATGGCTCGTTGTATTGCGCAGAACGCCAAAGTGGCATCCGCTAATTTTGAGATGGCCAGTAGCTTTTTTAAAGACTGTAGAGAACTTTATCCAGGTGCGACTAAACCAACCAAGTCTCTTCTCACTTGGCCTCATTCTGACGGTCCTGATTCAACTTTCGAGCATCACACTGCAGCTACAGTTCACGGTCAGCGCGGGCTAACTTCGTCATTCCTTCACATGACCGAAGCAGCCTTCTATCCGTATGAAAATGTGTTCACTAGTTTGATGAACACTTTAAGTATGGACAAGAACAACATTTGCTTGGTGGAAACGACCGCCAACGGCCAAGAAGGCCCCGGTGAAGCCTACTATCAGTATTGGGAAGGGGCTATGTCGGGGGAGAATGAGTTTCTTCCTATCTTCCTTCCTTGGTGGGACGACCCAGCTTACGTTCTCCCCGGCGAGTTAGCGATGGACGCTCCGAGGGACGAGTACGAAAAGTTCTTGATGAATGACATTAAGCATTGGAAGACAGGAAAACGAGTCCGCCTCGGTAAAGATCGCATAGCATGGTTCCGTGAAACTTTGGCAACCAAGTGCGAAAACGTGATCGAGAAGTGGAGGGCCGAAATGCCTTCTACTCCAGAAGAAGCTTTTGTCGCTACTGGCAACCCCGCGTTCACCATTGAAGAGATTCAGTTCGCGGAGAATTCGTGCGTCAAAATTCCTCCGTTCCGGGGCCGCTGCGTTCTGTCTTCAGACCTCAAGCATGGTGAATTGCAAAAAGGTACGGATGGCCCCTTGGTGGTTTACGAGACTCCACAAAAAGGGGCTCATTATTTTGCGGGGGTCGATTCGGCAAGAGGTGAAGAAAACACGATGGCTCCTGGCGATTACGCGGCCATCGTAATGTGGAACGCGGAGACCGGAGATATGGCGGCCCGCTATATGTCTCGTGTTTCTCCGGAGGATCTTGCACCCGCAGCCGCCGCCCTTGGGTATTACTTCAACGGGGCCATGCTCAATGTTGAGTTGAATAACATTGGGTATGTGACCATGAAGGAACTCCGTGACCGGCTCTATTATCCTAACCAGTACATCTGGAAGGGCCGTGATGACCGAGTAGATCGCTCGAAGCAGGGAGTAGCTTACGGATTTGAGACTAGTGACCGTTACCGCAAGATGATGTTCTCTATGTTTCGCATGTCTTTGTACAAAAAAGAAGTCGTGCCGAAGGACCGGATATTCATTGACCAAATGAAGAAGGCGAAGATGGAGATGGCCTGGCGGTGGAACGTTGCGGTTGGGCACGATGATGTTTTAATGGCGGGCTTCCTCGGTTGGATAGCTCGTGAGCAAAACCACCCCACTGCGTGTCAGCATCGCGCTTCTAAAAACATCATGCTCACCAAAGAAGAACTCGAAACCGCAGGGTTCTCTCCCGCACGAGGTCAGATGCCTCAGTGGCTGAAATCGCCAGAGGTGACGGGCATGGGTACATTGATCACGACTGGCAACGATCATCTTCGCAAGTTAGAACTCTATGCAAAAAACAAGCAAAAACTAAAACGCTTGGAGTGGGTATGACCAATGATCACTCAGCACCAGAACGTACTCACACTGACCTTCCTGACGGAAGCTTCAGCGACGACCTTCGCAGCTTTCTTGGGCAGCCTGCTGACGAGCCAAAACCCGCCACCCGCACCCGAAATCTCCGAACCTCCTTCCGAGCCGTCCCAGCAGCGTTCGCACCACGTCCTGTTGACGGACGACCGGCTGGAGCAACTCTCGAACCAGCGCGCCCAGGGCCTGACCGCGCACCAGCGGCTCCTGCGCGCGCAAAGTTCTTTAAGGGATGGCGTGCTCCCGTTCAGCAAGCCGGGGCAGGCGCCTCAACCGACAAACCAGTCCAGCCCGCGGATGCGAGCCCAGCAGGAGGGCGGGTTCGCGGATGGGGGCGCGGTCGCAGTGCGACCAACAGCGCCGCAGTTACGGAGCCCGGACCCGCAGCCGCAGGCCGACCTCGTGGCCGTCCACCAGGAAGCGGGAAGAAGGCCAAGCAAGCTGCGGCCAGTGACGCCAAGCCAGATCTCCCCAAAGACATAGCGAAGCTGGTTGGCAAGGTAGAACCGTCCGCGCCTCGTGCGATCATTCCCACTGAGTCCGAGCGGTCGAGCGCCACCCGTCTCTTCCGCCAGATCGGCGAGACTTTCAACACCAACCGGAAGAAGTCAAAGACTGCAGCTTATGCCGCCTTCCGTCACGACCTGATGGCGAATCTCGACACCCTGATCATGGGTGGCGCGATCGATCTCAAGGAAGCGACAACCATCATCACCAACTTGGAGCAGTACACCAAGGAGACTGAGGCCGAGTCGACAGAGACGCCGGCGACGATCCTGGGCCGCTGGCTCAGGATGGACGCTGCGGAAGTGGCTGGGTTGTCGGTGGGCGAGCCCGGCGAGTTGGTTGCGAACGAACCGGATGAAGAGGACGAAGAGGAAGTGTCGGCTGAAGCGGATCCGGACGGAGAACTAGAGAGCGCTTAGTGTTGTGGCCCGAATTTCCCAAACCATCTTTTTTTCGACTATCCTTCCCGGTAGTAACGTTTTGAGGAGGAACTCCTTTGTCTACCGCCCGTGCGAAATACCAGACGACCGCTCCTGCCGAGTTCTCCTCCGATCTTCCTCGGAACCCGCGCCGGGAATTCAACTCCCCTTCGGCCCGGCCTTCCGGCCGCTCCGGCGGTGGCCCCGCCGTTTCCACCCCCCACCGCGTTTCATCCTCGATTCGTAAGGGGAAGAAAGCGAGCCGCCGCCGTGGATGACGACCAGGCCCCTCCGGAAGTCACCATTGAGCCAGCCGACAATGGTCATGTCGTCCGTTGGCATCAGCGCTCGACCAAGAAGGATCAGTCTGGCCGCACAGTTCGCCGCGTGGCTTCGACTGTTGACGAAGCCCTGGGCCACGCTAAGGCCGCGCTCAGCGGTGGGCCAACCAAGTCGTCCAAAAAGAAATCATCCAGGGATGGGCAATCTGGCGCCGGGCTTGGCTCGGATGCTGAGGGGGAGTCAGGTTCGGCCTCCTCCCCCGCTGCCCATTCTTTTGGAGGCAAGTCGCGTAACAGTGCGCGTCGTCGCCGTCCCAGAGTCGGAAGCCGGCGGGCATAGCATCGGCTCAAACCAGTTTCCCTACAGGAGGATCATCATGGAAAAATTCGTAGCAGTAACCAAATCTTCGCCGCAGGATATCGCCGCTGTTCAGTTCAAAGGCAAGCCCGACAACGCTACGGATGGCACATTCGCAGGCTTTCCTACTCGCGAAGATCCTTCTCGCAATCCGGTCGAGGTTGCTGTACTCGTTCCTACAGCGCACGGCGGAACACCGGCTTTCCCTGGCGATTGGATTGTGAGCGACGCCGATGGCAAGTTGTCGGTCGTCTCCGATTCGCATTTTGGCACGCACTACAAATCATCGGCGCCGTCTAAGCCTTTTGTCCCGGCTCCGCAGCTCACGTCGGAGCAGCTTGCGGCCCGGCAGGCCGGGGCTTCGCCCGTTCCTCCGCTTGTCCCGGCTGTCCCCACGCTCACGCCGCAGCAGCTCGCTGCGCAGCAGGCCGCCGGCGTCGTGTCTGCCCCAGCGCTTACGCCACAGCAGATTGCTGCGCAGCATGCTGTGCCGCCGGTTCCACAGGTCCCATCGGTTCCGCCAGCTCCGCAGTTAACGCCGCAGCAGCTTGCCGCACAAAAGGCTGAAGCGGCCAAAAACGTGATGAAATAACGATTGCAAGTAGGAGGCAGTAGATGGAGAAGAGTCAAAGTTGTGGCGTTCCAGAGAGTCAGGAATCGCCTGCTTTTGAGGCGAAAAATCACTCTACTGCTTTCCTGCGCAAGGCCGTCCGCGCATCCGAGAAGAAGCCGGGCAGGCGTGCGGCGAAGAAACGGGGCTGATCATGCCTTGGGCGCCGAAAGAATCTTCCCGGTTTACGAAGAAGGCCAAGTCGCCGAAGCGCAAGCGCCAGTGGGCTCATGTCGCGGACTCCATGTTTGAGCGAACCGGTGATGAGGGAGCCGCGATCCGTGCGGCCAATGGCGTGGTTCGCAAGTCTCGGTCCAAATCCTCTGCCCATCATCGTGCCCCCAGAAGGAGTTATCGCTCGTGAAGGTTCATCTGTTGACTCGTGTCTTTCTTCTCTCCGTAATTCTCTTCCTGCCTTCCGTCGCTCTCGCCTCTCCTCCCTCTGGTGGATACTGCATGAATCCCTCTGGCGCGTGGATACCTATCGCCACGCCGTCCGGTATCGCCTTCCCCGGCGCCCCTCCCTCGACAGGTCTCTACGGCAGTTCCGACGGTGGCGCGACTTGGTTCCCTCTTCAGTGCGATGCCAGCGGGAATCTGGCCGCGCTTCCCGCAGGTTGGACGGTAACAGGCACAGGATCATCGCAGGTAGTTACAGCGCCGGGAAGCCTCAAGATACCCTACTATCTGGCGGTCGGTACGCCATTCAATCTGACCAATTACCCAGGCACGGGTTTTTCGGTAAGTGAAGCGGCAGCCAGCGGAGGTTACGAACAGGCGATTATGCAAGACCAAACCCCCAGCGGGCAAGGGTGCTGGATCGCGCAGTCGGACGACGGCACGAATGCAACACATTACGCCGAGTTCTGCATGAACAACAGCGTTGCTCCCAACCCGGCGAACGTGTATTTCACCAATCCGCATGCTGCGACGGTATACAACGCAGACGGAGAATTCGATATCGCGGCGGGCTTGGTAACAGGGGGAACACCTGCCGGGGCGATAAATTTCTACGTCGATAACACGTCGCCGCAAGGGACGGGGCCGGTTGCGAAGATCACGTCCTCCGGAATTGCGGCCGTGAACCAGCGCGACGTGAGCAACCCGCTGCTGCAAACCTACAACGCCGCCTTGCACAATGCCGCCAACGCACCAGTTTCCATCGTGTTTATGATGGACAGCTACGCCAACTGCGGGGGACTCACGCTTTACGTGAACTGCGACATCACCCAGGTGCAGCGGTACCTGCAGACGAAGTTTGGATCGCACGGAACTGGATTGATTACTCCGGTTGCCGCTGGCGGAATTATTGGAGCGCTGACAGTTTGGACAACTAATCCTGCTATGGGACCGACACAGACCGGGTACGGAACCAACTTCAACACCCTCTACGACGGGACAGTTGCTTCAAATTCGATGTGCACGACCACAGCGCAGTACACCGACCATTGGAACATCTACTACGCGACGTTCACAGACACGGCATCGGGTTTCGGTGTGACGGTGGATGGCGGCGGCGCAACGACCTATGGGGCGACGACCAGCGGCAGTTACACGGCGGCGGTGCAGAACATCTCCGTGGCGGCAGGCTACCACAACATCTGCGTGGTCCCGCCCGCCTCTGGGAAGGTCCACATATATGCGTTGCAGGGCATCGTGGGCACGACGGGCGTCGAAGTAAGCATCCTCGGCAACGGCGGCGCGGTCTCGGCATCCCTTGCAACCGCTCCAGCCGCGCAGATGGCGTTCCTGAGCGTGATGACTCCAGTCCCTCAGTTGTTCATCGTTACGGACAACGTCAATGAAGCTGGCAACTCGGTTCCGGTGGCGACCTACACGGCGAATATGGGCACGATCCTGACGCAGTTGGCAACGCTCTCAACGCCGGGGCCGTCTGTGCTGATGTTGGATGAGGCGAATGCTTCGACCGGGGAAAGCGGCAGCGTGAAACAATCGGCTCTGCGGGTGGCGGAAGAGTCTATCGCGCAGTTGAACAACCTGGCCTTTGTATCGATGGCGCAGCGGTGGGGAACCTACGCGAATGCGAGCTCACTCGCCTTGATGAACGGAGACGGTATTCACCCCTCAGACAAGGGGCATCTGGACACAGCCGCGATGATTCTGGAGCGTATCGACGAGAACGCGAACAACTATCAGTACCGCGATGGAGCATCGAATCTGTTCATAGGGAGCATTCCGAATTTCATCAATAACTACATGAACACAGGGCTTGGGCTGGGGGGCTCTGGTGGGACTGGAAACAGCACGAACTACCAGAACACATGGGCTGGGTATCAGTCCTGCTCTGCGATCACTACCGGCCACAACAATGTGTGTATCGGAAGGTTCGCGGGTGGCAACAACCTGAGCAGCGGCAGCAGCAACGTGGCAATCGGCGATGGGTCGGGATTGAAAACCGCAGGCGACGGTAATGAGGATGTGATCGGCTCGGGTGCAGTTGGAAACGGCTCCAACACCGCAACCATCGGCAACTCTTCCCTCATTGGAACGTGGCTCAAGGGCACGATGCACTTTACCGGGACCGCCCCAACTGCTAGTGCGGGTAGCGTCACAGGCTCAAACGCTGGCGGGACGATTGCCAGTCTGACCGCTGCCACTACAACCACGTTGACATTCAACACCGCATCGCCGTGGACGGTCTGGAGTTCATGTACAGCCTCCGCCAGTGCCGCGGCTACCCCGGTGCAGGTGAGCGCGATCAGCTTGACGGCGGTGACGTTTACGTTTGCGGCGCTGACGGGTAGCGTCTACTATCAGTGCAATGGGAACTGAGCTGATGACACTGTGGCGCAAGGGACGCGATCGATGTCTTGCTGGTGCAGCAGGCTGAAGCGGTGCTATTGTGGGAAGAGGAAAGCCAATGCCAGTTCCGAATAGAGTCGAGGGACGTAGCGGGTCACAAGCTCTTCAAGGAGCCGTTCAATGAAAATCAAAGCGTTACTGGTACTGGCCTGTCTCGGCTTTCCGTTCACAATCTGTGCTCAGGCTCCTGTCCTCGTGACCGCGACAATTGTGGGCACTAACTCAGCGCCGTACATTTCCGGCACCTATCAAATCCAGCTTGTGGACGCAAATGGAAACCTAATTCCGAGTACCGGTCTGCCGACCTCATACAACGGAGGTCTGACTTCCGTCGGCGCGTTATCGGTGACAATCAATCCGAATTCCGCTTTCGTCTCTGGCTCGCAGTGGAAGTTCACTATCTGCTCACAGACTCCGAATCTGAATTTGCCGGTCACGGTGCAAGCGCAGAAATGCTTCAGCCAGGCGGTAACAATCGCGGGAGCAGGAGACGTCTCTGCAGCGCTTTCGGAGTTCGCTCCCGCGATTTACTATTTCAACCCTGTGACAGGGACATTGTATTCGACCAATAGCGGAGTAAGTCTTCTCCCTACAGCAAATACGTGGACCCTCCAGCAGACATTTAACCAAGGCATTCTGTTGAGCAACAATGCTCCAATTCAGGCGAACAATTCCAGCGGCATCCCTGGAACCCTTGCTTACGTTGACGTGAGCAACAACTACTACTTTGGGGATATTGGAAGCAATCTGGTGGGGACCGGGTATTGGTATCATGCAGGGTCGCCATCTCTCACATTCACCGCCGGAGCCGTAACGTTCAACCGTCCTCCCGTATTTGCATCGTTTATCTTGAACGGATCGCAGAGCGTCACCGGGGTTCAGGGTAGTTCGTCTACGAATTTGATGTTGGCAAATAGTGGGACATTCACTCCTGGGGACTGTTTGAAGGTGGCTACAGACGGAAGCGCACAGGATTTCGGGGCTGCGTGCGGTAGTGGCAGTGGAGGTGTGGTAACAGCTCTCACGACAACAGGGAGTAGCGGCGCGGCAACCTTGGGGGGAGGTATCCTCAACATTCCTGTCTACACAGGCGGTGGAGTCGCCGACATAAACCTTACGGTTTCGGCTTTGACTATCGCGGGCAATGGATCATATCCCCAATATCCGGCGGCCGCCTCGACTGTATCCTTTCCAGGGCTAACAACCGCCATGGTTCCACTTTGCGGATTTTCAGGCGATCCGGTCATTACTAACGGTTGGGGCCAAGTGGGCGGCGCCATAATCAGGGCTTGGGCATCGGCACCCGACAATATGTCTTACCGCATCATCAACCAGACAAATGTATCACTCACGACCAACACCACAGGTCTACGATGCAGCGCCCAATGAAGATATTCATTGTCCTGATTTTGGCATTCAGTTCCGCGATTGCCCAAGCTCAGGTGGGGGCAAGCGAAACCCAGGCGACGTTGACCTCTACACCGCCACCCCCGCCGACAGGGAACATCACTTTCTCTCCTGTGGCTGGTACGTATACCGGTGCGCAGACCATTACCATCTCGACCACACTGGGAAGTGGAAGCGTGTTCTGCACTACGGATGGAACGCCGGCCAATGCTGCCGCTACGTTTGTGGGGACGGCTCCAGCGGGCATCGGAGGCGTGGCGGGTACGATTTCCGTCCCCGTTTCCGAAACGCTCAACTGCCAAGCCGTGCAGGGTGCGGTGACTCATCAGAACCTGCAAGCTTCATCTTCGGGATGGAAAGTGGTTATCGCCACCTGCACCGTGAGCGGAGTCAATGTCTGCAACCGTGGCACACCAACGGCCACATCGGGCGGCGGCGTAGGAAGCACTGTCCCGACGACCTGGACCTACACATGGGGCTCTCCACTCTCAGAAAGCATGACCAGCCCTGCTTTCGTGCAGATTCTGGCGCCGTTCTCCGGGTCAAGCAACGACAACGCAACGATGCTGGTACAGCGCAAGATTGCGCAGTCAACCACGGCTAGCCCTAATCCACAAAACAATGAAGCGGATTCACAGTCTTTCGATTCGACACACAAGGTTAGCGGTCTGACGATTGAGCACAATTTCGGTCTCCAGTGCGAACAAGCTTCCGATACTAGTTGCCCTGGCCATTGGGCTATAGGCGGTGGAAATTCCAGTGGTTCCGATCACTGGGCCTGCACATCCATAACGGCATCCTGTCCATGGCCAGCGAACACTAACGTCGAGTTTGCGACTCAGGGGCACTGGACGATTGGCGATACTGGATGCGCTGGCTACGGGTGCATGTACTACGACTGGCTTGAGATCAACGGAGCCAGATACGACCTCAGCACTACGCAGTGGGTGACCGGATTTCCGTTGGGGGCAATGGCCAACGAGACGAAAACATGGTCTAGTTTTATGGGATCACAAGACCAACTCGACCAGTACAACACCACCATGACCATCGGACGCAAGGTGAACTATGCCGCGGTGACTGTGGGGACGTATTCGGCAACGCCGGTAACCGGATCAGCGCCCTATGTCATTCACTAGGCTTGTAGGATACGGTAGAGAAGAGGGAAAGTGGCAAACGTATTTTTGATCTCGAATCCGTCGCGCAAGTCGGCCAAGCAGGAACATCTTGACCCGAGAAGCCGTCATATTTCTGAATGGGTAGAAGCTTCTGACAGTGCCCGTAATAAGGCCTTGGGGGAGAACTTCGCAAAAGACGCAGAATCCCTCTACAATCTTTCTGACGCGATGACCCCCGGCCCGGTCTATCGGCCTTCCCTCTCGATCCCCATGCTGCAGAGGATCATGCTGGAGGAAGCGAACCAGGTCAGCAATCTCTCGCCGAGAATGTACATTTTTCCCTCTGCCGGTGCTGGCGATCCATCCTACTCCGGCGCCAAGCAGGCTGACTCTTCACTAAGTCCAACTTCGTCCCGTGATCTTTCTCGTGAGGTCTCGCTCCAAGCTCAGTGGCAGATTTCCAAAATGAATCTGCATTTGCTGATGGCTGGATTGACCGCGCGATATTGCGGCGCTGGGTGGATCGTTGCCGGGTTTGATCCAGACCTTTCTCGTGCTCGTGGCGGTATGTGGGCAAGGTCCATCGACCCTCGTTTGGTCTTCTTTGACCCCGGCACCGACTACACATGGAACCCCAGCTATGCCGGCTGGGGAACGTGGATGAATCTCGAAGATGTCCGGTTGAAGTGGCCGGAGACGTCGCGCGCCATTTCCCCGCGGCACACTTCAGGCGGGTTCCAGCCGTTCTCCGGCGATTCCGGTTATGGGATCTCGCAGCCTCCGGGACCGATGAGTACGATGCCTTCTTCTCCAGGACAGAATGCGAAGACCCAAAGTTCTGAATGGCGCGTCTTAGTCCGGCATTGCTTCTGCCGCGATTACACGCGGGAACAGGTGGAGAAGCCGGACGTTCCGACTACATCTTTGATAGACCCAGAAGTTCGGTTGAAATACCCCAACGGCCGTTGGCTTGTGGAATGCGAAGGAGTTGTGCTTCAGGACGGAGATAACCCCTATCCTCCCCGGCGTGACATCTCCGCTCCGCGGTTCCCGCTCTTTCCAAATTACGTACTTCCTCCGCTGTTTGGCCCCTGGGGAATCCCCGTCACCCGTATGACCGAGAACATGCAGCGCCTCGGTCAGAGGTTCATGTCACAGACCTTCGAGAATGGTCTTCGTATGAACAACGCGCTCTGGGTCATTGATGAAAATACAGGCATCGATATCGACGGATTTGGTGGGCTCCCAGGCGAAGTGGTGACGATCAAGCCGGGCAGCCGGCCTCCCCAGCCGATCACACCGGCTGCGATCGGTGCTGGTGCTCTCCAGGCCGTCGATAAATTATTTTCAATGCAGAACGATGTGCTCGGGTTCTCTGCCTCACGGCAGGGCAACCCCGGCGCAGGGAATGTCTCGACCGACCTGTTCGATTCCGCAGTTCTGCAGTCGTCCGGTTTACTGCAATTGGCGGGACGATTCTTGAGTGAGACAGCGCAGAGCGTTGGCGAGTTTATGTTCGACGCGATGTGCAAGTACCAGCAGAAGTCCACTCTTCCCTATCGTGGACCGGAGGGGATCACTCTCGCCTCGTGGAATGGCCAGGTTGATCCTTCGACTTACGACCTCGCTTTGGATGACGCGAGTGTCAGGCCTTTGTCTGAAGCGATCGTTCGCAAAATCACGCCGGATTTGATGAAATCCGGAGTAGTTGGGCCAGAGCGCGGTCTTCGCACCCTCGGTTACCCTGATCCTGAAGGAATCGCCAAGGAGCAGGAGACAAGCCAGGCCCTGGCCGCTTTAGCTAAAGTTCGGAGTGGAAGGAAGTGAAAAAGGTGGATGATAAAACGGAATCTGTGGTCCTTTCTTCTACCCGTCTCGTCCCTATTTACAACTGGCGCGCTCATTGGTTGACCGTTCAGGAATTTAGCCGTTTAATGGGTCGAAAACCGAGGACGGTTTACGACTGGATTGACGACGGCACGCTGGCCGAATTTGGGATTCCATCATGTCAGTTCCGATACGGCAAATTACATTCAGGCCGGACTTTTATACGAAACGTGTTCTAGTTCTTCTTTTTGCAAACTTAGTGTTGCGGTGGCAACTTGCCCCCACCCCCTTCCCGTTCTATCCTCTCCTTAATCGCACTTCCATAGGCATTCGTGCTTACGCTCGTGCAAAGGAGAAACACCATGGCTCATCACAAGCGCAAGGAAACCAAGAAAGAGCGGCGCGCAGCCGCGCGGCGCAAGTAGTTAGACCCAGCGGATTCGTCCGCTGTTTCTTTCTGTTTGCCCGGCTTTAGCCGTCCCGCACCTAACTTCCGAAAGGAGCCTCAGTCCAGATGGCCGGAACCCCTCGAACCAAAGCTTCCAGCGTCGTCAAAGACTTTGACCAACCCCGGAAGTTCCTGCGTGACATGCGTGCCAAGATCGGCAAGAACTCTCGCAAGAGCGGTTCCCGCCGGCCCTGACTCATTCCGGAGACGGCGCTGCTGGCCTTCGCGCCCCGTCTTCTTAACCGCTGAGCATTGGACTTGTCCAGCATGCCTCGGCAACCGGAGCGAAGGAGGTACGCAGATGGCAGCTCGTGGGGGCAGACGATCCACGCGGCGTCGGCGCACCGCCGCTCGCAAGTAGGGGACGAGACTAACCTCTCGGCCTCGTTCGGCGGTGAGATGGGATTTGGTGGGGGACTAGGCCCCATCTTCTCCGTCGAAAGCGTTCGATGCGCAAGACAGGGCAAAGGTCGAGCAGGGACGGTAACCCCCGGCTCGGCCTGAGTCCCAAGGAGGTTTGACCGTGAAGATGACTAGTAAGATCGCTCGGATGACCCATAAGGTGGACCGCAGGGTCGGAAAAAAGCGGAAGTAAGCTGGATAACCGGACATTTTAGTAGCACCAATCTCACCCTCGAAGGAGCAGCAGATGGCGAAGATCAAGGAAAGCATGGGCAACACTTTCAATTCCGAAATTTTGAAGAGCCCCCTCACGGTCGGCCGTACCGGTAACGAGCCCGGCGCCGATGTGAACAATAACCCGATTGCCATGCCCAAGGATCCCCTTGGCCTGATCCCCGAAGGCGGCGACAAGCCCTATTGGTCGGGAAAGTAAGCGATGGCAGCAGGGAACCCAGCCTTGGCGCAGATGATGGCTCGGCAGTTGATCAGTAAGATCGCCGGAGCCGGGGGCGGTCCCTCCGCTGGCGGGCCTCCCACTGGCCCTGGCGGCCCGATGCCTCCTCCGCCAGGGATGATGGGAGCCGCCGGCTCAGGCGGCCCAGGTGCAGGTGGACCTGGCGGCCCTCCCGGTGCTGCCGGTCCGGGTGCTGCTGGACCCGGTGCTCCTCCTACCACTCCAGCCGGTATGCAGCTTTCGCAGCAACTCTCGGAACTCCAGGGAGCCGATCCTGACGCGATCATTAAAGGCCTGACCGGCATGAAGTCCATGGCCGTTCAGTTCTATACGCGCGCAGCGTTCACAATGCCGGGAGTGACGCGCAATCTCGCCCAGGTTGTCAAGTTTCTCGATAACTCAATTCAGGAAGCGGAGAAGGCTGCGGCGACGACTTCCGCTGCCGGACCCATCGCCAACAATGCAGCTATCCCCAATCCGGCCGGTCAGAACGGCTCAGGGCCGGTATCGGGATCGAACGGTCAGTAAGAAGGAGTATCCCCCCGATGGCTCTCAAGGACATTCTCTCGAACGCGAAGTATCCCGACGACATGGTTTTGAACCTGCCTGATGGCAGCACGGTCAATGTGGGCGAGATCCGGTCTCTCCCGGTTGCCGAACGTCAGGCCCTCACCTCTCAGATCGAGCAGCGCCAGAGCACCCTCGGTCAGGCCGAATTGGCTTTTGCGGCCAAGTTTCAGCAGGCGGTACAGGCCGGCTGGCTGGCGCAGGACGGCAGAATCGTCCCGCCGCAGCAACAGACGACCCAACAGGCCCTGTCCAAGGCTCCCACGGCTGCTGAGCTTCGTACCATGGCTCAGAATGAGTACGGTCTCTCCGACGACGATCCTCTCCTCGGCCCGGTGGTCAAGCAGATGAAGGCGGAGCTGGCCAAGCGGGATACCGAGATGGCCGACCTTCGCACCAAGCTCGATGCTTTGCCTGGTCAATTTGACAGTCTCAAGTCCACCCTCACCGACGGTCTTGGCCGCGTGACCGGCGTGGTCAACACCTCGGTTGGCCGTTATTTGAGCGATCAGTACCAATCGCAGTTCGCACAGGCCACCAAGGATTTGCCCAAGGGCGTGACCGTTGGCTACGAAGATGCGTTCAAGTACGCCACCGAGAAGAGTCTCAAGGACAAGGATGGCTTCCTCCAGATCGACGCCGCCGTGGACCGGCTGACCTGGGATGCGCGCAAAAAGGCCGAGCGCGACGAGTGGAAGGCTGCGGAAACCACCAATATCAGGAAGCAGTTGGAAGAGTCCAACCGCGTCGCCACCCTGACCCCGCCTTCGCGCAATCCTCTGCAGTCGCAGGCCAAGGTCAAGGATGGAGAATTCAATCCCTACAACGAGCGTACCGACTCCAAGGGCAACAAGGTCCGTGCGGTCAAATCGTTCGAGGAAGCGATGTCGGAAGCGATGTCGGACGACGATGTTTTGAAATCGGCGCTCTCAACCGCGAGTTTCGGCGGCGGAGTGCAGTAGCCAAGCAAGTTTCTCTGAGAAGCGGTTATTCCGCTTCTCTCACCTCAATCACTAACCCGTCGGCAACCTCCCCCGTTTGCCCGACTCAGGAGCAGCCATCATGGCCAATAGCGTGGTTGGACTGGGACTAGCATCGCCGCCGGTACAGCTCTCGAACACCGTCAACGCGATTTCCCAGAAATTTATCGTCCCTGTCCTCGGCGACAACGTGTTCAAGCCCTCCCCTGTTTTCTGGGCGCTCACGCGCGAGGGAAAACGGTTTGGAGCCGGTGAGTTGATCTTCCCGGAAATCTACCAGGAAGAACTCCCCGGTGGCGCCTATTACGGCGACCAGTTGCTGGACACTTCGGTTGTCGATTCCGTGCAGCCGGCCAACCAGCAATGGAAGCCATACCGCCAGCCGGTGGTCATTCCGATTACCGACATCATCCTGAACCGCGGCGGATCGAACAACCTGGACATCATCCGGGCGAAGTTCCAGACGGCATCCGGTTCGTTCCTGCAGAAGCTCTCCCGCGCGCTGTGGCACACCTCGCCGCAGAACACCTCGCTCGACGTGGACGATCTGAACTCGTGGGTGGTGTCGACCACCAACACAATCGCTGGGATCAACCGCGCTTCCTCGGCCAATGCCTGGTGGCTGGCCGCAACGGCCGCGGCCGGCGGTTCCGCGGCTCTCTCATCGGCCACGGCTGAGCCAGCATATCAGTCGGTCACCTGGGGCTACGACGAGCCCGATCTGTTCGTGATGAACCGGACTTCCTACGCTGCGTTCAAGAACAACTTCGTCACCAACATCCGCTATGGACAGGGGATGGAGGATGACGAGGCCTTGCAGGTCGGCTTCCGCAATCACTTCCTGTTCAACAACGCCGTCACGGTGGCCGATTATTTCGCGACCGCCAATCAGGCTCTGTTGCTGAACTCGAAGTACATCTTCCCGGTCTTCCATGAGGCTGACTATTTCAACGTCGACCCGTTCCTCAAGCCGAGCAATCAGCGTGTCCTGGTCTCGTGCATGTACCTGACCTGGAATCTGAGCTGCATCTCGACAAGAATGAACGTGGCGATCACGCCCATCACGTAGGACTGAGCTTGGAGCAGGGTAGGCAGACTGGACCTCTGGCCTGGATTCAACCTACCCGGCCCCCACCCCCAAGGAGATTTCCAATGGCACTTCCTTTCGCAAATCCAGTTTCACAGTGCATGCCGGGGTTCGGCTCGCCGAGTTTCTACGGGTCGGCCACTCAGACTCCCACCACCACGGCTGCCGTTACCATCACCATCGGTGCGACGGCCACCACACCGAGCACTGGCGGCACCGGGTTCAACCTCAACGGCGGCCCGGCTCCGACTTCGGGCAAGTGGCATCTGCGTATGACCAACGCGACTTCGACCGCCACGCTCGCGCTCCAGGTCACGGTCTCGGATGGTACCAACACCTGGACCGTCGCGACGATCCCGGCTTCCGTGGCCACCGGCTACGCAGACTACACTGGGGAATTCAAGACGGATGTCGGAATCACCTCAGTTGCGTTCGTCACCACACCGGGCGGGACCGCGGCTTCGATCCCGCTGGACGCCGAAGTTTCGATGGTCTAAAGGCTGTTCTACCGCTGATTAACCGCTGCCCATTGTCGGCGGATGCGTCACCTGACCGGGCGCATCCGCCATTTTTTGTAGGGAGGATTTAGATGAGTCAGTGGAGTCTAGTCGGGGATGTTCTGATGGCCCTGCGCGAGCAGGCCGGAGATCCACCTTCTGCCCTTCCTGCGCCTACGCTCACTTCCGTCACCCCATTCCCGACTGGCTCTACGAATATCTGGTTCACGGTCACCCAGCTCACCCCCTGGGGCGAGTCCCCGACTTCGGTTGAGACGGTCGTGGCCAATGGGTCTATTGGTGCGGCTTTCACCCTCGCCGGAACTTGCTCGTTCGCCGCGACGGCCCTGCGCGTTTACTTCACTCTCTCGGGAACTGGGCAGGAAGATCGGTACTCCTCCTACACGATCGCCTCTGGCGGAACAGGCTCATTTTCTCTCGCATTCAATCTCTCCGGTACAGGCACTGGACAGGGAGCGATCACACCCGGATTCGCGCCTTCGCGCAGCTCAGCTTGGCTGCCTGACACCGATGGGACGGCGCTAAGCGCGGCGGCTTTGTACCGATGGATTAACGAAGGGCTCGACGTAATTACAGCGATCACAGAAGGTATCCGTGACGTGACTGGAATTCCTTCAACTGCCGGCCAAGCTCAGTACCAAGTCATATCCAACTGGCGCTCGCTGACCTCAGGGTTCTACGACGGCTGGAATATAACCTTCGGCAACAAGTCCGATATCTTCCGCCACAGCAATGTGACTGGCATTTCAGGCACGGCGGTCATGAACCAGGATTCGGTGGTTCAACAGATCGAGCTTTATCCGCAGTCTTCGCGGACTTCAGGTGTGGGCGTTCTATCCGCTCCGCTCTCCGCTACAGCAACCGTAGTTCCTTACACTCTTGGCGCCACGGGCTGGGTTCTGGGATTCGGACTTGCCTTGCTCGGTCCGTATCCCGCCGACCCTTCCCTCTCAGAACTGGTTTATTACTCAGGGAACGTTTCTAACCAGCTTTCTCCTGTTACCCGAGGTATGGGAGGCACAATCGCTCAGGCATGGCCCGCGGGGACTCTTGTCTCCGAGTGCAATATCTACCTCTCTGGCATCCGTTACCCAATTCACTACTCGCGTGGCCAAGCGAACATCCAATTGAACCTTCCTCCGGCCTGGATCGACGCTTTGAAGGACTACTTATCCTCGCGGTTCCGCGGCGCCGAACAAGATATCGAAGCTCAGCAAGCGTTGTTGAAATCCTGCGAGCAGAAGTGCCAGGCGATCAAGGGAAACAGGCAGGTGATGAGCCCCAGGAGGGTTCAAGCCGGCGGAGTTGCGGGACCCGAAACCGTAAATTCTGCGGGCGGATTTTTCGGCGGCGTGATTCTTCCCCTTTTGTTCGCCTGCGCCGCGCTAAGCCCGCGCCTTCTTCAACTGCTTTCCGGAGTTTGTTGAGATGGCTGCTAAGATTCTGAGTCAAAAGAAGTTTTCGAAGTTGGTTAGCTCCACCGGCTCTCTCTCCCAGCCGCCCGGTGCATTGGCGCGTCTTTCCAACCTCATTTTTACGACCCGCGGGTCTCTTCAGATTGCTTCTGGCTCCAAAGCCATTGGCCAGCTTCCCCCACCCTCCACAGCCGCTGTGTGGATCGCTTCGTTCGATAAATACTCTTCCGGTCAGTACCCTTTTTACCCGGCGCTCGCTTTTCCTCCTGCCGGGTATCTCGTTCCCAATGTTACCAACTTCTCCGCCGGGCCGAACCTGGGAGCGGCGACAAATGCTCCTGGGATATACTATTTCGCCATTGTCGCCAATAATGGCGCGTACAACTCCGCGCCTGTGATCGCCTATCTATCGACCGCACTGCCGTTCCCCGGAGTGACCTTCCTCTGGTCTGCCGCGCCTGGCGCCGCGACCTACGACATTTACTACATCGCGAGCCCCGGTGCTGGAGTAGGAAACAAGATCATTGCGGCAACCGCCGGTACGCCGTCCGGCGGGTCCCTGGGGGTCAACTTCACCGGGGCACTGGCACCCGACACGACCGTTATTCCCCAGGTCAACAACAGCTTCCTGTTGGAATTTCTTATCGGATCTGTCGCTCCGCCGTCGCAGTTGGTCAATTTTGTCCCTGTTACCAATTTTCTCTCAATTCCTCCTCAGCCTGCGCAACTGGCCCCTGGCGATCCCAACTTCACCTTCAACACCATCAACACCAGTATTCAGACCCTGCTTCCCTCCAGCTCCGGAGGAACGGCGAGCGCGACGTCCAATAGCGGCAGCCCAACCAATACCCAGACGACTGTCGTAGCGACCGGATGGGCCGCGAGTCCCACCACCGCGGGCCAATCGATCACGGTCAACATGCAGGTCAGCGGCAGCGCGTCGATCTCGACCACGATTCCGCCCACCCAGGGGGGCGGCGCGGCCACTTACGAGTATTCCGCCGATGGCGGTACGACCTGGACCACCATCGGTGCATTTTCCACCAATATCGGAACGTGGAGCCTGGCGCTGCCATTCACCGTTCCGGCATCGGTTCTGACCGATCTGTCCAATCTTCAAATTCGTATCGTGGCCATTGCACAGTGGGGGTATGGATCTGGCAGCATCAACATCAGCGGATCGGCGACGGCTGGAATCTCAATCACGACTTCTACGTCGTCATCGTTCTCGCCTTATGGCGGAATACCCGGCCTGGCGTGTGTAATCCCGATGGAGGTCCAGTTCGCTTCCAAGGAGATATTGATCCTTGGTAACGGATATGCCCCTCAGCAATGCGATCCTTCCCTTCTCGGGGCTGCGACTCTTACCGCTCTGGCCAATACCTTCACCGCTGCGTATCCAACATGGCAGCCTTCGGTGGACTGGATCACCGGGGCGCAACTGTCCGCTCTCTACGGATCAGTCAATTACCTCTTCACCGCGACCCAAGGAGGAGTTTCGGGCTCAGGTTCGACCCCCTTCACCGGCACGCCGCCAGCTCAGGGGTCCGCTGTCGCCGATGGATCGGTTATCTGGACCTCGCAGGGGCCGATCGCTTCCTCGGTTGCTCCCCGCGGTGCCGCGCACGCCGTTGCCTATGCTGGTTCACTCTGGTTGGCCAACACGTCTCCACAGACCACCTCCGATGGAATCGACGGGCCAACCTGTATCAAGATGTCTGATTCCAATAACCCGAACTCGTGGAACCCATTGAACACCGCGTTCATCGGCCGGGACGACGGAACGCAGATCACAGGGCTGCAGCCTTTCACGATCGCCGCGCTGGGAATATCTCCCACTGGCTCTCTGTGCGTATTCAAGGAGTTTCAGACCTACCAGGTTATCGGCGTGTTTGGGTCGACGTCATTCGATATCCAGCCTGCGCAGACCAACTTGGGGTGTATCGCCGCGCGGTCGATCCAATTTCTCCCCGGCTTTGGCGTGGTCCGGTATACCCACCTCGGGTTCGCGGTGTTCGATGGAATCAATGACCGGCTAATTTCCGAAGACATCCGGCCTTACTTGTTCGGCGGAGTGGATTCCGAAGCCGATTTGGTTCCTGTGGACCCCAGTTACGTTTATCTCTCGAAGTCGGCTCAGACTATCTCCCCACCGATGTACCTATGTGCGATGCCATTGGCGGGCCAGTCCGGTGCTCTGACCCGGCTGTTCGCCTACGATCTGGTAATGAAGTCCTGGGCAATACTCGATCTGCCGTGGGCAATCAGTTCCTTGAACGCGATGTCAACCGGGGAAGGCTATCCCCTGGTTCTCGCCGGCAAGATCGATGGCGCGGTCCAGCGTCTGCAATCCGGAGACTTGAACTGGGACCAGGGAGCGACGGATCAGTCTACCGTCCAGTGGTCGTTCCGGAGTCCCGATGTCTTCGGCGAAGGAAGTTCTCAAAAACTGTTCTACGAGATGGCGACGATTCGCGGTTATGGCTCCTCGGCAATGGTGGCGTCCATTGTTGCAAATCTTTGGCTGGATGGCCAATTGCTCGGTGCGCAGGCCATCGATGTTGTTCCTCAAGGCGGATCCAATCTGTTCGAAGCACGGGTAAAGATGTTCCACTCTGGTTATCGCGCGCACATCGATTTCTCAGGTAACAACGGCGGCGCGGCAGGGGTAATTGACGCAATTGACTGGGCTATCGTGCCAAAAAGCAGTTTGGCGAGGAGGATCATCTCGTGATCCGCGTCCGCAATCTTCGAGAGGGCGAAGCGGTTAACCTCCCTGTCACTTTGCTTGACCACGGAATGCCTTACCTCGTTCCGGAATGGGTGTGGGCTGTCGAGGCCGAGGGTCACTCTAAGCCCTTCGCCATCATCGTCGCTTCTTTTTCCCATGGCTGGCTAGTGTTGTGGCGAATTTTGGCTCTTTCCCCCCTTCCTCCCGGAATACCCTTAAACTGGTTCCTAGAGGCCCATCCGCAGGTCTTCGCCGAAGCGCGTTCCCGTGGTTGCGTCGGATTCCTGACTCTCCTGGCCGACGACCGCCCCGCCGAGGCCCAGATGGCCCGGATCGCAGTGCGGCTGGCCGGGGGGACGATCCTGCCGTTTCACGGCTCAATGTGCGTGGGGCCGTTGATTGGAGAGGGAGGACCGCGATGATCGCCGAAGACATTCAAATCACGATTCTCCCTGTCCCCGTCGCCACGGTTTTTGATGCGCCCAACTCCGAGGCCCTGCTCCAGGCCTACGCGGAAGATTGTCTGGTTCCCGATGCCAAGCCCCAACGGGCGATGTACGAAGCGATGGAGCGTGTGGGTGCGCTTCAGTGTTTTGCAGCCTATTCAGGTCGGTTGCTTGTCGGAATAGTCTCGGTCGTCTCCGCTGTCGTGCCCCATCTCGGCAAGCGCATCGCAACCATCGAGAGTGTATTTGTAGACCCAGCGTACCGCAGCACCGGAGCAGGGGACTCGCTTCTTGAAGCTGCTGAGCACTACGCCACGGGCGTAAAGTGCCTGGCCATAACCGGGTCACCGCGAATCGACAGCGCATTTGAGAAGGTTCTTTCCCGGCGCCCTGGATACCAGCGGACGCATTCTATGTTTACGAGGTGGCTGGCATGAGCGCGTTAGCCCAGACTCTCCCGCCAAATGCTGTCCTCATGCCTCCATCCCCGGCCATGCTCGACCGGTTGGCCGAGGCGCACTCGATCATGCTGACTCTACCGCAGGTTCCGCTCACCACCGGGCATCTCTTCCACGGTGGGATGTACGCAAGGACAATCAAGCTTCAAGCGGGGGTGTGGATGCTGGGATCGTTGATCCTTCGCGCCACCATTCTTATCGTTCACGGCGATTGTTCAGTCATCTCCGGTGAGCAACGTCTTGACCTAACCGGGTACAACGTCCTCCCCGGCTCGGCCGGGCGCAAGCAGCTATTTCTGACTCACGGGCCGGTTGAGATGACCATGCTTTTTCCAACCAGCACTTGCTCTGTCGAGGAAGTGGAGAACGAAGTGTTTGCCGAGGCCGGTCAACTGCAATCGCGCAAAGACGACAGTCGGGACACAGTTGTAATTACCGGCCAGTAGGCCAAGAAAGGGGTATCCCGCATGGCAGGAACTCTATCGACAGTGCTCTCCATCGCTGGAATCGCCTCCGGCTTGACTGCAACCGGCGTTGGCGCATATGAAGGCGTTGCGAACCGCGATGCCCAATCCGATGCCCAGAAGGCGAACCAGCAGGCTCTGCTCAAGCAACAGCAGTCTCAGGCCAACCAGGCCAATCTGACTAAGCAGCAGGCAGTCCTCAGTCAACAAGGCCAGGCCCAGCAGCAGACCGGGGGATCCCTCACCGACGACGGGACTACGGCGCTGACTGACTTATTGGCCGGGTATCCAGGGTTTCAGGGCGGAGCAGGTACAAACTCAGCTCCCGGCGCAGGGATAGGCGCCAGTGGGGCCAATGGCGGCACGGCAGCACCGGCTGCAGCGGGCTCAGGTGGCGGAACAGGAACTCCCGATATCGCTGCGATCCTTGCCTCCTTGCGTGGAGGCGGCACAGGCGGCCAATTCGGCGGTGGCTCTGGTAACCTCTCCGGCGGCAACTGGCAGTCTCAGCCCAGCCAGCCCCAATCGTCTTTTGAACTTTCCAACCCGCCGCTAACGTAGGAAGGAGTCACTCCATGGACGGAATTACGCAGGCACTTCAGGCGATCCAGCCTGAACTCAAAGCAGGTACGGAGGTCGCCGGCCTTGGCTCCACCGCGTATAACCTTTATAATCAGTATCAAAATCAACAGTATCAGAACCAGCTTCGATCCATGGCGCAGGATCCGGCGAAGATGAATGCCTACGCGGCGAAGTTCACTCAGCCTTTGACCGCTGGGCTGACCACTGGGGTCGCCAACCAGGCTCAGGCCGATCTCGCCACGCGCGGCCTGACCGATTCGCCTGAGATATCACAGCAGGTTTACGCGCAGGCCATCGCACCATACATCCAGCAGAACCAGCAAAACGGGTATCAGAATGCGCTGCAAGCGCTCCAGGTTGGCGGCGGTGCAGTCAATCCGAACTCGCAATCGGCAAATACAATATCGTCGCTAGCCAAGGCCTTTTCACAATTGGGGGGATCAGGGAGCGAAGGTTCCCTACAACAACTCTTGCGACTAGCTAATGCAAGCCCAACTCCGCAAACCGCTTCGCCCGATCTGAGCAGTATTTCGATCCCTTACGAGCCTACACAGAATGTTGATCTGAGCGGTGCGTACCAACCGGATTATTCGTCGGCGGCTGGAGATTCCGGCGCAGGATGGGGAGAATAAGTCATGGGATTCTGGAACGCGCTTTCGGCACTTGCACCCGTCGCGCCGGCCATGTCGGACGCCAAGGATCTGCGCACCTCGCGGGAGCAAGACGCGACCAAGTTTACATCGGACCAAGCTCTCGCGCAAGCGCAACTGACAACACGGAAACTGGCCGCGCAGGCAGAGCAGCAACGGATTACCGCAGGAAATTGGGCCATTCCCCGCGGCGATCCCTATTGGGATGGCACCAAAATGGTACAGCCGGTGCTAGATCCCGTAAAAGGAATGACGATGCAGGATGCACCGTGGGCCGAGACACCGCAAAGTAAGGTCAAGAAATTTGCCGATGAGTACCAACAAGTGTACGGGAAGCCTATGCCTAACGACACCCAGAGGCAGGTGATCTCGCAAGTTTATGGCTTTCCTTTGCCAAAAACCGAGTTCAAACAGTATTCCGGGGATGCTGGAAAGCCGCGAAAAGACCCCGCTGACGGAAATTACTATGTCTATGGCACGGACGAAAAAGGCGCGCAGACACGGCAAAATATGGGAACCTCGCCGACAACATCCACCACTGAAATAAGCGCGGATGAGGCTGCCCAACTGAACAAGCTCTACAAGTCCGATCCCAAAACTCCCTATTTCACGGAGGGCATGAGCCGAGTTGAAGCAAACAGCACTAGAAAGGGTATCGATGATCGAAATACCGCGGATCGCCAAGCGAATTCCGAGGCCATGGCGAATAAGCGGTTCGACCTGTCAGACCGGAGGATGGAATTGGCGCTGAAGAACTCCACTACAGGACCGGCGCAGGGTGACCCGAATCTATCTGGCGCCGCTTATCTTGCAACGCTTCCGGACTCAGAACGCTCGCTGGTGCAATCGATCGGGACAGGAAAGATGGGAATCCAGCAGCTTGGTTATGTCGTGGCTCGCAACCAACGGCTAGCCGACGAAGTGGTAAAGGCATATCCTGACTTCGACTCATCCAGGATTCAGAGTTATATCGCCCAATACCACAATTTCACTGGCGGTAAGGCGGCGGAACAGTTGAAAGCCGGAGCGAATGCAATCCAGCACCTTTATCAACTGAAGGCGATCAACGACGCTCACCCGCTGATGGTGCATGCGGGTGTCGGACGCTACGCTCCCGATGCCGCCAAACAATATGACGCCATCTTGAACGTCGTTACAGGAGAACTATCGAAATTCTACGGGACGCCTCAAACAAATGAGGAGCGGGCTAAATTAAGCAACCCTCTCGTGGGGATCAATCGTAATGCCGGCATCCTCGGCCAAGCCTCCGCGATGGGAACCGCGCTTAATGATCTGAAAAATCAGTGGGAGCAAGCCAAACCCAGTGCGTCCTATGGAAAGCCCATGCCTGGGCTAAACACTGGGGCGTTGACTGCGCTCAAGGAATTGGCTCCAGATCAGTACCTGACGTTCGTGGGCGGAAGCGGGAGTGGAACCGCGCCTGCCGCTACTTCGCCCCCCACAAAGAGCGTGGCGCCTAAAACGGCTGAGGATTACATGGGAAGCCCGCAATGACTCCAAAAGCTCAACAGACCCTTGCCGACCCCAAGTTCTATCAATTGCCCCCCGCCGAACAGCAACGCGCTCTGGCGATGATGGACGCAGATTATGCTGGACTACCGCTGGAGGAACGCAACAAGGTGCTTCAGATGGGCCAGCAGAGATTAGGCTCTGCTTCTACAGTCCCTGCGCCCACCAATACCATCCGTCCCTTAGCCGACCAAGAACGTTTCTCCGATCTCAATCTTTACCCAGTTGGCGTCAAGGGTGAAGGCGTTGGAGAGAATCTCAAGAACCTAGCGCAACGGGGAGGAGTTGGAATTTATCAACTTGCCCAAGCGGCTATGAACCCCGGCGCTACCGTCCGTGGCATGGTGAGTTCCGTTCTTCCCGATCCGATAATCAATTTATTGAATAAGCTCCCTGGCCCGGCAAGCGGCAAGAGCCAACCGATTCCGACCGGCACACCCAATCCGCTTGAGCAAGCTTACAAGGCACTTCAGCCCGGCGGTTGGCAGGCAGCGGGGAATGTCGCTCCTGTGGCTGGCCAAGCTCTTGCTACTGCAGGCGTGGGCGAGGCCGCCCCCGCCATCGCATTGGACATCCTAAAATACGCCAAGGCAGTCGCGCCCAAGCTAGCTGATGCTGCGGCCGCTACTGCACGCGCGCCCGTTTCTCTCCTGCGTATAGGAATGCAGGATCTCGGTGGGGCGGGCAAGGAGCCTGTCGCCAGGGCTATTCGTAAAGACGCAGCCAATTCTGTCGAAGCCCAGAAATCCTATGAAGACGCTCTCAGCGGAGTGCAAGGTAAGAACAAAGATACTCGTGCCGACTATGTAGGCAAGGAGATAGCCGCACGCCGGTCGGAGGCCACGCAAGCCGCAGCTAAGGCGCAGAAGCAAGTCATTGAGCGCGGTCAGGAGGCATACGTTACCCGCGCTATGGCCAACGCGCGTGAGACTTTCAAAACCGTCAAGGCAAGACTCGACGCTCGGTTCAATGTGCTTCGTGACAAAATCGGTGACCAGTCTATTGGCGACGGCAGCGTCAAAGGGAAGCCTATCGGCAGTGATGCCATCGAGCAATCTATCGAGCAGGCTAAGGATAAGTTCTTGATGGGATCTCCGGAAAGCCTTGCCCAGTTCAACAATCTTATGAACACGATGACCGAGGAAACACCCCCGTCCATTCCATTCGGTAAGCCTGAGGTGAAAATCCGTCCCCTCTCATGGCAGGAAGCGCGAGTTCACTACACGGCGTTGGGGGACAAACTCTACTCCGGTGGCCTGGATGCGCTTCCCGGCAACGTCCGCAAAGCCATTGGTATGGTTCGGGATACGATCGACGAACAACTTGAAAGAGTAGCCAAGGCCAATAAACTCGACAAATTCTATCGCTCGGCACAAGACGACTGGGGACAGTTCAAAAAAGACTGGGACGACATGAGCAATCTCTCCTATTCCAAAGGCGCGATGAACGAAGCAGGATCGCCGCTGGCTCGATTGGTTCGTGCGGCTGACCCTAAGACTGCCGCTCGCGCGCTTGCCAACGACCGTATCATGGAACAATTGGCACGTTATCGGGCGCATGGATCGAATCTTAATCTAGCTAAGGGTTTCCGAGCACTCGACTCGCGATTGGATGGCATCGACAAAGTGACTCTGAGTAAACACCCACCCAAATTTGAACCTGATCCTGAGCCCACCCCGCCCGACACCAGCGCATCGAAGTCCCCGGCCCAAATCCGCTACGAGAAATTGGAACAGTATGCCGGCCGCCCGTGGCGTTGGTACGACGTTGTGCCATTTAATCTTTTTGAGCGTTTGTTGTTGAAGTCTAATGATATCCGCCAATGGGTGGCCGAGCAGCCGCGCAATGAAATTCCTATCGAAAGGCAGATCACCAAATGACAATGACAATGAAAAGGATTTTCATCTATCTGTTCCTAACCTTCATTGTCGCCCCTATCTTCGCTCAAATTCCCTCTGGCTTCGTGCAGACCACCGCTACCGTTCCTTCTCTGGCCAATGGTACTTACGGCGCCGCCTGGACTAACCTCTCTTCTTCGCCGCAGCTTGGCCTGCTCGGCTGCGTTTCAACTTTCCAGACCACCGTCAACGGAGCGATCGACTCCAAGGGCTATTTTTCAACTCTCTTGGCTGACACCGCGCAAATTTGTCCCACGCCTTCGACCTGGACGTTCACTCTGACCTTTGCCTGTCCCGGCTCGGCATCTTCCGGCGCGTTTCAGGTCGCTGTTCCTGTAACCGGTGGCGGCGGAACCGAGGACATCACCTCGCAGATCACTGCCGCGCTGCCGGCCAATCCCTGCGGAGGCGGCTCAGGCGGCCCGGTGTTTTACCCCAGCGCTGTCCAAGGGGCCATCCCCTTTGTTTTGCAAGCTTACCCAACCGTAAAGCTCGGCAACTCCGGCATAATACAGACTGGTATCCCTGGGACTGCATCACAGACGGATACTTTTCCAGGCACCGTCGCGGCTAGCATTGTCAACACGGTCTATTACTCAAACATGTACGCCTCTCTTTCGGCGGGTGTGTCTGCGGCTTGCAACGGTACCGCGCCCGGCAAGCTGGTAGTTCCGGTCGGGACCACCCAAATAT